TCAGAATGAGCCCAATCCTTTAATATCAAGAAGAGCGGACAAAGGGGCTTCAGCAAGGGTCTGAAGCGATCCAAACTTCTGTAATATTTGCCGCGCAAGCTCAACCGCATTTGTCCCTTTGACACCTACACGAAGCAAAATAGCGACCAGCTCCGCATCCGTTAATGCCTGAGGCCCCCGTCGCAACAACCTTTCGCGCGGGCGGTCATCAACCGGCCATGAATTAATTCCCTTCTTCGCCTGTTGCATAAATAAAAAAACCGAACACAGCTGTCCGGTCTTATTTTATCTCCGATATGTGCTGATTAAAACCCATTAAGAATCCCCTAAAATTTTCGTGATTATATCATACGCTCACTCAATAAACAAATACCAAAAAACCTCCGCCCAACCAGTTACGGCCAAGCGGAGGTTCTCATATTGAAACGATCATCAATCTGACCGATTTATCCCTTTGCTAATGCACCTTCTACCGGGCTTGTTTCCAATCCTAAGATCGGCAATGGGCTTGCGATGGGAACGATGCGAAGAATGATTCCTTCGACACCAGCGAAATTGCCACTCTGAAACTCTGCAACCATGGCCGGATCAAATTTCATTTCGATGCCTTTGCCATCCTTAGTCACATCAAGCCCCATGTTCTTGGCGTTCAGGTCAATACCACCAGGGGCCATTGCATCATCACCATCCTTCTTCTGCTCACCAGCCTTTTCTTTTCCAAGTCCGGCCTGCTCAAACATGGTATTAACTTCTTCTTGCGCAATAGAAGCCTCCCCTGGGAAAAACTCTCTCAAAGCCCCGAGAATGACTCTATGTTGAGAATGCGCAATGATTGAGCCGTTCTTGCTCAAGGCATTTTGCATTATCTCCAGAAGAAACGGCGTAAGTTCTCTGTGCCCTCGAATAACTTGAACAAGCCGCTCCAACTGAAGGTCACCCAGACCAACTCTGGTCGCCGCTACAAGCACCTTCCCAACCCTCTGGCTATCCATGCCCTGCGCTAACATAATCTTAGCAACTTCAAAAACCGGCTCTCCCTGATCAATAAAAGAAACCAACGTCGACATCGCGCCTCTCGAACCCTTATCGGTTGTTATCCCTCCGCGGACATCAACGGAATCAGCACCAAAAACCGAAGCCATAATTGAGTTCTCATATTCTCCTTTACGAGCAAAGATCTTGGCGATCTCCAAAAGAGCACCGGGCTTATATTCCCGCATAGCATTCAAACTTTGCTCAATTCTTGGAATATCTCCTCTCTCGGCAGAAGCGATGGCCATCTCCCGATACATTTGATCTCTTTCTTCAGGTCGCATTGAACCCGCCTGACCACCCCAATACTCTATGCGATGCTTCTTGTCAACCAGTTGCGCTAGCGTCTCGGCCTCCTCATATCTCCCTGCAAGTGTCAATTCGAACGCCGTACGCTGAGCAGCTCGCAATAAAATGTTGTTGCTTCTGTCTCTCCTGACATCCCAGGCGTTCAAAGTTGCGGTCACGTTTTCATTAGCGTCATTAAGCAACTCACCTGCGCTCTTCTTGCCTATCTTCACACCGGTTGTTCTCGCCCCCTTAGCAAGAGCAACGAGAAGACCCAATCTGTTTTCGCCGCTACCAGATAAACTTTGCCATACTTTATTGTAAAGGTACTCCGCCTCTTTCTTGGCACCAAGTCTAAACAATTCGTCAGCGACATCAATCTGCCAATCTGAAAGCCTGTCACGAGAAATGATTCTTTCAAAATGATCCAGAACGGTCGCTCTATTCTTTGAAAGGGAAGCCAGATGAGCAATGGCGCTTGCGAATCTATAATAGGAAACACGGCCAACCTTCAAGAACAAATCGAAAGCCTCTTGAACTTTTCCCGCCGAGAGATACCCATCTACAACGTACATCAGGGCGTTTCCTCTGTCTTCTTCATCGCGTGAAGAGTTAGCAAGTTCAATAAGCAGCGGTAAAAGTGCGGGGTACTTAATTAAATCCTCAACCTCCTGTGCTTTATATTCATAAAATTTACCTTCTGTCGACTCACGCTCCCACTCTCCCAACTGCATACGAAATTTTATAAGTCTCTCGGCAAGCTCCATGTCGCTGTCGCCAACCTCTTTCAAGACAGCCAGCACCAATGTCCGCATGTTCCCCAAAATCTTTGGATCATGGATGGACACCTTAACACGCACCTTGGGCAGTTGAGATGTTGGACGTACAACGGGAAGAGCCACTTCTGACGGCGTCCCAAACAGTTTTCCGAGCACCCTTTTTACTGAATATTTCTCTGGCTGAATAGGGGCTTCCGGTTGTATTTCAGGTGCCGCCAACTGTCTTTCTGGTCCCATTGCCTCACGGGTTTCTCTAAATCCTTGTTCATTTGTAGCATCAACCTTCATGCCATATGTTCGCGGATCAAAAACAAGTTGAAGCGCTTGCTGCCTAAGATCCGGATGTTTTGCCATTTCCACGATCACGTCATGCGCCACATCAAATCGCTGATCAACCGGCCATCCATCTGCGTCAAATCTTCCTTCAAGAGCAACGCCTTGTTTATACGCATCCTCCAACATGGCACGTCCCAGCTCAAATGTCTGAGGATTAGCCACTAACTCACCTGCGAACTCTGCCTGATATTTCCAGCGATATTCATGCGTTGCTCCAGCCCGGACAAAACGAACAACGGCTTCCTGGAACATCGCATCCAAGCTTGATCTATAAAGATCCTTCAACGATGAAGGATTTCCGTTAGTCACCGTTAATTCATTCCCATTCATTGCCGCGTCAGAAATAGCATACGGCAAACGAACTGCATTCTGGCTCTTAGCGGCGGCTGCCTTGCTTTGTCCGGAAGTTGAAAAATTAAGCCAAACCGTATTTGCCTTCTTCCCAATTTGAGCCTCACGCTGTTGAATCATATCCACTACCGCATCTATTGAATCAGGAAAACCACGATCCCAAGCTTTAATAGAGATCATGTTCGTTGCCTGTGGATCATTTGCGAACCATACCTGAATAAAATCGATGTCGTACTTTAAGGCCAAACCAAGATCCGCAACATCCTTCTTTATAGTTTCGGCAAGCTGATCCCTCGACACCATAGCCTGGTCAGCTCTTGCCACAAGACGAGGACTCCCTCTCCTTGCATTTTCATTAAGACCTTGATCAGTAAAAAGCGCGCTCCTTAACTTGCCTTCAAAATCATACAAAACGACATCATTAGGCTTCAGATCACTTTCTTTCACAATCGGCAGTTGGTGAACAAGTTCAATCAATTTGGGATCTGATTCAAGAGACTCCCTTTCTTGATTAGCAAACTCCACCAGGGCAGCTACCTTAGAGGAATTTACCGGTTGCTGAGACAATAAGGTCTCTGTCATTATTCGACTATGATACATACCCTTAACAAGAAGAAACGCCATGGATGCTCTCAAAAGTTTTTCGATCTTCCCGCTAAGGACAGGCTCAAGACCTTGCAACGGGCTTCTGGGCATAACATTCAAAAAATAGGACACCATTTCCTCTTCTTGTCTATACCGAGCCCTATCATCCGCAATGCCTGCGGCTGGAGCATTTACATTACCGGACATTAGCACCAGTTGTTCCTCTAATTCTTTCCAAGTAGGAACTTTCTTAATCCACTCTTCGTTATAAACCTCACCTGACATCGCCGCATCAGAAATGGTATAAGGCAAGCGAACTGTATTCTGACTCTTGGCAGAAACAGCTTTGCTTTGCCCGGAAGATGAAAAGTTCAGCCAAACCGTCTTGGCTTTCTTCCCTGTCCGATCTTCACTCCGTTGAATCAATGCCATTAACGCTTCTACAGATTCAGGAAAGCCGCGATCCCATGCTTTAATTGAAATCATGTTCGTTGCCTGAGGATCATTAGCGAACCATACCTGAATAAAATCAATATCCTGCTTCAAGTCCAATCCAAAAGCCGTTATATCATTAGTGACAGCTCCCGCAAGTTTATCCCTCGTGACCATAGCCGCACTTATGCTTGTGCCAACGCCTGACTTAGCTACATTAACCGTGGCGATCGCCAAATCACCATCTTTTAACGGTGCATCGTCACGGGATTGCTCATGAGAGATCGCTAAATTTTCTCCAAGGCGAAGACGCATCTTTTCTCCACCCGAGAAATATTTACGCGGCATAGGCTGTTTACTGACAGCATCCATGTCTTCCTTAATATAGTTGAAGACACCCTTCTTGTAGGCTTTCAAATATTGCTGATAAATCTTCTCTTTGACGGCCGGATCATCAGACAACACACCAGCGGTCTTTCCTCTATTACTGTACACCTGATTGAGAAGAGCATCTTTAAGCGCAATCTTGTACCACGAGGCCAAGATCATGGAATAAAACATCTGGCGCAACGGCGCAAAGTTCTGACCTTGATTGACCTCTTTTTCAATTTCAGGAATAATGACCTCACGAATGACCTGCGAAGCCACGGCGTGGGCTTTATTATCAGCGACTTCGTTTTTCTCTGTCACGGCGGTCTGTTTCCCCAGAGCAACATAATCCTCTTCCAACATGACCTTCAAATGCGATCCCACAACATAGGCCGCATTGTTACGCTCCAAAACCTTGGCCTTATCGGCCACGATCCAGACCTTATTAAATGTATCCACTGGGATATCTGTCGTGCCGAACTGCTGTTGGGCCTTGGTATAAACCCTGTCCCAAAACGCCTTGCCAAGATCCTTCTCAGGATAAATCATGGACGCAGTCAACTGCTTGAGAATGTAGTCCTGCGCCAACATATCGCGGCCAAGTTCCGTCTTCCCCAATTCCTCGGTGATCATCCGGTCTTTCTCATACGGTGACAAGTTGACCCAGAGATCGTCTTCCTTGATCGTGAGCGATGCGAGAAAATATTTGATTAGTTTTTGAGATTCGGCCTTGAATTCTTCGCCATCAATCTTGAGGCCTGACTTACCGGTATCAAGAATGAAATCAAAAAGAAGCGGATTGTCGGGATGAATCTGAATCCCCTTCATCATGACTGGCATAAACGCTGGGGTTGTCATAACCATGGTACCGGGCGCGGGCAAATCCAATGCTTGGGCATACGCGCGAGGCGGGATCACTGCTGAAGCCAGAAAGCTGACAATGATCCAGCTTGATAATATTCGAAATGGCACTGTTCTTTTTAAAGCATTCATATTTTTATCCCTTGTATGAGCCACGACTCGCGCGGCAATTTTAATATTCTCCAAAAGTTTCTTTATAGTTACCCACCAGCTTTATAAATACATAGAAAATATAACATATAAAAAACAACCGTGCCAATTGATGGGGCAAAAAAAAATTTAGAAAGTCCGGAAGGTTCTGAAAATAGAAAGGTTACGGAAAACGTCGATGGGAATATTTTTTTATTTTTGATGGCCTCTAAAATACAAATTCACCAGTTGGGCCGTAAAGGACACCTTGCCCCCAATGTGCCAGCAGGTGTTCCTCTCCGGCTCTAGCTTCGACTTATAATCGTAAATCGTAAAAACAAGGCCGTTAATTCTGCCGACCCACTCCGCCTTGATCTTGCCGTCCAACGATGCCCCCAGCTGGGCCTTGCCGAAGGCCCGGACGATATCCTCGTACCGGGTGCCTTCGGGCAAGTACCCTTGACAGCCAGTGCCATCGTGCGACACATCGCCCATGGCGACATTTATGTCGATCGTGGCCCTGACCTTCATGCTTCCGCCTTCTTTTTGCTTCCCCAACCGGCCTTCCACCGGGAAACCGCACCAGCCACAACCTCTTGAATCCGCTCTTGGGTTACGCCATCGGTTACGACCTCCGCCAGCTCGACCTTGTTCAGGACGCGGAAATTCTTGATCGCGCGATCTTTGGCCAGCATCATGAGCGCTTGCCGGGTTTCAGGAATCACAACCGGCACCTGTACCGCTGGTTTCTGCTTCGACTTTTGTTTCTTTTGTTTTGTAGCCATCCACAACCTCCTTGGTTAAAGTAAAACCTGTTCTTCTAACTTGCCCGTTGCCACGTCAATCCATTGAAAATGCCGGGCGTCCTTCTCTGGCCACTGCTGTTCGATCCGGATCGACCACTTCCCCAGCGGCATGACCCGCTGGATTTCTCGTAAACGCAATTTGACCGCTGGAAGATGATCCCGCATGGAACCCGACACCGAAATGTTCTCGGTGTAAACTTCCTCACAGCCCAGCCGGACGCTGATATAACGGCTCTTTTTTACGGTCATGTTTTCACGCACCATGAACCTGCCCTCCTTTCGAAGGTATATAGGGCCATACGGTTTAATAGTTGGCAAGGCGTTTCTGTCTCTACCGGAAGATCAAGAAAGCCACCTGCGCGATGATCAAAATCGCCCCGCGTCCGCATTCTTCCCAGACGACATCATCCATCGCCTCAGACCAAATCATCGTCGCTATTGAAAGGAAAGCCGTAAAAGGAACGAAGGCCTCAAAACGGGAAAGAAACCATACCGTCGGAAGGAATGCCATTGCGTACATGAAGCCAGTCATGAGCCAGTTGTACCACTCCGCATCCTCGCCCTTGCGCTTCCAATAGGTCGTCATGGCCCCGAACAATGCCCCAAAGGAAAGCACCAGCGACCAATGCCCAAGCCCAATGATCAAGGCCGACGCCACAGCCACCAAGGGGCAACCAAAATCACGCCACTTGGTGTTATAGCCATCGGCCCCGCCCATGCGATAAAGCACCGCTGATGCAACGACTAAAAATAATTCAGGAACAATCAGAATAGGATTCATACGCGCTCAAAACTCAACCCGCAACCCGGCCCTGCCGCCCGCGCCGGTCCGCTTGTCTGACTCTGCGAAACCATATCCCTCCACAAAAGGATGAACCCCCAGACCAGTCGCCTTCTCCTCCCGCTTCTGGTCCACGGTTACCTGCGACCCTTTCTGGGCCACGATCTGCGTCACTTGCTTGGTGGTCTGCGTTGGCATGAAGAACGCCCGATAAATCGTCAGTCCCACAAAGCCCACCAGCGCGAAGCCGATCATATAACGGATATTCTTCACCCACGGCACAAGCTGAAGGAAACTCCCCAAGAACTTGAATAGATCAAACTTTTCCTGTTCCGCCATTGGTGATCCTTCCCTTGATTGAAAGATAAAAGAACATCCCCAAACCGCCGATCCCGATACCTAACACAAATGCGATGAATAATTTGATTGCGATCATCTGACCCCCTCCTTTTTGACATCACTCCTCAGTTCATCAATAGCCTTAAGGATCCGCTCGGTTTCCTTCTCGGCAAACCTGCTCTGCATCTCAAACTCTGCCTTGGTGACAAACTGACTACGGGGCATGTGGATTTCATCATTCGATAAATGATGAAACAGTTTCTCCTCCACGCGCCCCACCTGAGCCATGATATTGCCGAGCATGAATATTGCGATCGTCACCAAGACCGGCGTTATATACTTAGTCCAACTTTCTTTCATCCAACGGTTTCCTTTCCCACCGGTTTAATCTTGGCCGCCTCGACCTTTGCGGTTTCGATATCGCCTAAGTCCTTGTCAAGATCAGCAATCTGCCTTTCAATCAACTGCTTGCGCTTAATCAACTCTTGCCTGTGACCTTCGATCTTCGCCTTTGGATACTCCGCGGCTGATCCATCGGGAAACCGAACAATCTTCTTTTCATCTTTGAATTCAACTGTAATATTTGCCATTTAAATCCTCCTTTACACGCCGCCACGAACCGGACGGACAAATTCATAGCCATAATCCCTGCTATCCGTTGTTCGGTAGCCGTCATAAAAATAAATCATCCAAACGTAATAATCGTAGGATTCATTAAGCGTCGATGACCAATAACCACTTGACTGAGCATTCGGGAAATACATCGTGTCGATGACATTCCCGTACGTGCCAAAGTTGATCAGTGATTCCAATTCCCGAATATTTGGAAGCCGCCAATCCGAATACCCGACATAGTCAAGGTTCTCGCAATTATTGATCGCGTCATACCAACTCATCTGACTCGGCATACCCGGCGACCCCCAAGGCCCGTAAAGCTCTGACGGATCCTTAACCCACATAAGACCGGTGAGATTGTCCATAACGGTTCCATCGCCGTTATCGTTGTACCTCGAACCGGAAGGCCCAATTCCTTTCTGATACATTGCGTCATCGCCCCAAAACCGCGAATACGTCTGGCCGGTTTTCAAAAGACCGGCGTTGAAATTCTGAGTCGGCGGGGTGATGTTTTCTATTTTGTACGTTCTTGATTGCTGAATATGCATGTCATCCTCCTAACTTTCGTAAGTCACGGTAAGTTTTCCGGCAGTCGTACTCTGCTTGATCGCTCGAAACTTCCGTATCAAGTAAATACTCTTTAACTCCAAGAAGTCCGAATCCAATAATGGATGCCCCGTCGTATCCGTTGGATCCTGCCCATCAAGACGGTAGCGCATCGCACCACCCTCCGCTGTAATAAACGCCTTCGCGGCCGCATCCCCAACAGCGGGGTCATAAATCGCCGCGTTTAAACTTGCCACCCCCACATCAACACTAATTTCTTCAAAACCAATAGAATCTCCAGTCATGGCTTTACTCCTTTCCAAGTGCTGTTAATATCTCTTCGTTTTGCTTGGCCACATCGACCAAGACCTGACCAATCTTGTAAAGCATCCTCTCCCGGCGATCGCTCAACTCAACCGGCAAGAACCGCATGGCCTCGTCATGCTCAAGCCTGCACAACTTGCAGTATTTGCCGATCGGCTGACTCAAATCGCCATTGACCTTGTGATGCGTGATCACGCAACTATGACAACTGGCGGCCGCCGGGCAGTTCTTCCAGCAACCGGCGTATTCCTTGTTGATGCTCAAAAACACTCCCCGGATGAACGGCCTCTCTTCAAATACATTTCCCAACTTAAACACCCGGGCACTGGCCGCGCGGTGGCACGGATACACATCCCCTCCCGGCAAGATCGCCAAATACGACTTGCCCGCCTCGCAATAGTTCATCTCCGGCGGCACCTCGTCATTAACAACCTTGAGCGGTTTATCAATAAACGCGATCTGCAGAGGAATACCCTGCCGTATGCAATACCGGCGATAGTGATATAGCTGATTAAGCTGGTAGGAATATTTCTCAACGGCCTCGTCCGTCCAATCTGCCTCCATGACCGCATGGTGCATGATCTTCTGCACCCCGACCTCCTGATGAAGAAACTGGACGTTGATCGCAAGCCTCCCCACGGTTTTCGGCGTATAGGTCATCCGCACACCCAGATCCGGGAACACGGCCAGCATCTTCTTCATGTTCTCAATAACTTTCGCCCAGTTGCCCTTTCGATGCTCCATGGTCGTGACCTCATCACCGTCACAGCTGACCTGCACCGCGAACTGAAGATCCTTGAACTGCCGGAACACCTCCTCATCGAAGAACGTGCCGTTGGTGGACACGCTAAAGACCGCCATGTGCCTGCCGTCTTTATCCGGCCAAAGCTCCCGGGCATACCGCGCCAGATCCAAGACCGTCTGCGGAAACAACAACGGCTCACCCCCAAAAAACGTGATCTGAAGGCCGTCAGGACTGATTTCCTTCATGCGATCCAGAATCTTTTTCCCCTCCTCAAGCGACAATACGCTGTCGCCTTTCGGATGAAAGCAATATTCGCAATCCATGTTGCAACGTTCGGTGATGAACAGATCAATGCTCCTGATCTCGTTTTTATTCTTCCCGCCGACTACACCTTGCATAATCTTCCTTTCTCGATCTCGATATACCGCTTGGTTATTTTGAAAAGCACCCGGCACATCTTGCAAAACGACGGCTCGGGCTTGAACATGTCCCCCATCCACTCCAGATTCAACCCAAGACACTTGTTGCGCGGGCACTGGCCGTAAAGTTCACATCCCTCACAATGCTGGCCCAGATACCTCTCCCGATCCGCATCGATCGCCCTAGCCAAATCCAAACGCGAATAATCAATACCCTCTTCGATGTTGCCCAGCTTGTTATGCTGGCAAATGTACATGTTGTCGCATTGCCAGATCCCGCCTGCGGTATCGATAAAGAGCCTCTCCAAACCCGACCGACAATAGTGAAACGGACGCACCTGCGATTTAAGCCCAAACTCCCTGAAATACAAATTGCTGTGCAATGCCGGGTTCATGGACCGGTACAAATCCTCGTCGTGGCGGTATTTCTCAAGAAGCCGGAAATACTCATCAGCAAACCTCTCCAGATCCTCTTCCTTATGCTCAACCCGGGTGGCCAGATCGATCGTGATATTGCGTGTCACGTTCTCAACCAGATAATCAAAGTCCTCAATGAACCGGTCATACCATGTAACCATGAAATTCACGGTATTGGCCGGGTTATCCTTAACCAGCCGGAAGGCCCATGGCTCTGCCGCGACCTTTTGAGCCAGCCCACCGTATTTCTCGTAAGCATTGCCCAGCGACCATGTAATCCCCATATTCCGATGTGCCATGAACCATTCGTACATCTCCTGCGTCACCGGCTTGCCGCTGGTGTTCGTATGAAACAGAAACTGCGGATACTTCTCCACGACCGCACGAATCACTTTTATATTCAAAAGCGGTTCACCACCCCAAAAGAAAATCGAAAACTTATCGTCCAGCTCCAGCTTGGAGAATGCGAAATCAAAGATCCGAAACGCCATCTCCTCGCTCATGAACGCCGGGCCCAGTGTCTCGCGCTTATTGCGCTCAAACAACCCGCGCCTATAACAAAAACTGCACCCCGCGTTGCATGCGTGCGTCAAGTAAAGGTAAATCGATTTGTAGACCGGCGTTTTCATTTATCAATCCCCAGCTCAATCGCGCGGCGCGCAATGTAATCAAACACGAAATACTCAACCCGGTTCGCCCAGCAGTGATTGACGGCCGGTTTTAAAGGATTGCCTGTCTTGATATAGTTCTCCGCTAAACACATGGCCCGCGGGCAAAGCCGAATATCCCCTCCCGCGCAAACCTCACAACCCCGACAATCCTCGTAAAGACCGTCCAGCCATTCGCCCATCTTCTGAAAGAACAACGCCGTCTCGTTAAAGCCGTTAAAGATGTCGCCGATCTTAAACTCCGGGAAATTGGCAAAGAAGTCACACGGATAAATCTCACCCCGGTTATTAATCGCCAAATACAGATACCCGCACCCGCAAAAGGTTGGCGGCACCTGCCTGAGCGTCATTCCCTTCAACCGTCGATAGATGTTGTGCTTGAAAACTGAATCCCACTGACACCGGCCAAACTTGGGCTGACCAGTGAAATAAACGTAATCCGCCACGCGCTTCAATAATGCCTTGTACGCCTCGTTCTTATCCCGGATCCGATCCCAATGCCGCGCGGTCGAAATCCGCACCACCGGCACTGGATACTCGAAAAGGTATTTGATATCCTCAAAGATGCCCGGTTCATCTGGGTCATCGATAACAAAGTGAACATCCCCGCCGTTATGCCTCACCACATCCAAGACCGGCTTGGCCGCTTCCAAATATCCTTTGCCGAACTTCTGTTTGAGAGCGGTGATGCTGACACTCAACCGAAGCGTTCCCTTGCGTGACATCACCCATTCCCGCGCCTCGGAACTTTCCGCCAAGACCACCCCGTTCGTGGTCACCACATACGGAAACATCCGGTAGGTATCGACCAAATACCTCACCATCTCAAAATTAACAAACGGCTCACCGCCAAAGATACTGAACTTGACCTTCGACTCATCAAACGTCTTCACCACAAACCCCATGGCGCAATCAATGATCTCCCGGGTGATCCCGCTGTCCTTTTGCCGAAACTCCCGAGGCTGATAACAATATGGACACTTCAAATTGCAGTCCTGCGTCATCAGAAAATAAATCGTCGTGTAATCCGCCTTATCCGACGTAATCGCGCTGACATTAAACTTCCCGCCATCTTTATGCCCCTTGATAATCTTCCGGCATAATGACGGCAGGTCGCCGACCGCCTTGCTGTCTTCCAAGGTAAAAACGCTCATTGCCAATCCAATCGATAAAGCCCTTCTTCAACCTCAACCAAATTCATTCCAAAACGATACTCAATCATGAATTTCTGATCTTCGGTCAATGCCGCAACACCAGTCAGATAAATCTCACGCTTTTTCTCGCCGGATATAAAGAAACTAAAATTCGACACCAACCCCTTTCCATCCAAAAGACCAAGATCCTGAAGCGTTCGCTTGAGAGCATTACTAAAGTCATCAGCATTCTGAAAATGACCTTTTGAAAATGCACTGATTGTGGTGTTGTCCAAATTCATCCGCACCCAATAGATCAACTCAGTCACCGGATTGTCCGTGGTGCGCTTGGCAATCATCCTCGTCTTTTGACCTGATAAACTCTGATCCTCAAACATAGATCCTCACCAAGTAAACGGATTGCATTTACAATTCCAGTCCGAATGACCTGATTGCCAGTTACTCCCCGGCGGTGTGTAATTACATTGCGGGGCCCAAGGCAAATACCCATCCCACGGCGTTGTCGTTAACGGCTCACCGGAAGCAGTTTTATAAGGATGCGTTGTGCCGCCCGGCAAGTTGTAACTGGCACAAATCCGATGATCGATCAGGCTGTACTGACACTCGCTATATTTATGGTCATCACAGGCAACTCCTGCGTGCGAACAGGTCTGGTAGTAATACCCGCAATCAGCGCAATACTGACACTGCTCGGCCTCGCAAATACACCCCGTCATCAAAGACTGAAGTTTTGATCTCAATTCCGAAATATGATCATTCCGTGCCTTGATAGTGTTGGCCGTAAGCGTCGCGTCCGTGAAATCCATGCACCCTGATACATCCTGAGCGCAATAACCGGCCTCGCCGCGCCCGGATTTGATGTTCTGCAAGGCCGTCCGCAACTCAGCGACATGATCATTACGAATCTTGATAACATCCGCCGTCAACGTCACATCGGTAAACGACGTCGTGGCCAGCCCCCGCCTTGTAAACTCAAGGTTGACCTTGACCCGCAATTCCTCGATATGGTCATTCCGCGCCTTGATCGTGTTGGCGGTCAAAGCCGAATCCGTCCATGTCGGCGTATTTGTTGAGCACTGTTTTGGCGGTAAAAGATGAGGCATTTATTACTCCGCGTACGTCGCGTTCGGGAACGCAAACTCAAGACCCGTTTCATCAGACTTGACCCGAACCGACTTCCCGGCCTGCCCGGTATAATTCGACGGACAATCCGTCAAAGCCACGAACGAAGACATCCCTAACAAAAATAACGGCCTCACGTCTTTATAAACGTAGGCGTCGTTTGGATTGGCGTCTTTGATTTCGTAATCCACAACCTTCGTCATCGTGGGCCTGCAGTAAACAAGACAAATCGGGAACTTACCTGATGGAAACACTGGCTCTGCAGGGCTTGAAGCCTCCACACCAACCGTCCATTCCAAAGCACCGGATGAATTGACCGTTAAGAGATCAATCCTTGGATTTGCGGCCGGTGCCGTAATCAAAGGCGAAGATCCTCCCGCAAACGTTAACCGCGCGGAACCGATATAAATATTTTGGTAATATCCTGCGACCAACGCGGAAGCCACCGCCACATTCATCCCGCAAATCGCTGAAACCGTATCAAAAACATACGTTGCCGACGCCCCCAGCGCCTTGAACCCCCATGACACAACGCTGGCCAGATTGGCCGCTGTGCCGCTATTACTATCCGGCGTTGCCAGCGCGATCGTATCCTGCTTCCATGTATTAGCCGTGGCATGTGAGGTCAGATTCCAATAACTCTCATTGCCGGATCCATCCCGAACAAAGAACTTGAATGCCGAGGACACGGCTGAACACCTCTCCCAGATTCTTGCCTGCTTAAATCCTGAGAGGTTCAAAACCTGCGACTTTGAAACCTGCCGGTTACCGGCCGCATCGATCACTGCCTGAAGCGCATAGTTACCTTCCTGCTTAACCGTCGAATGCGTAATCGTCACACCCGTTCCGCTCCAGACCGCCTGCGCCAGTGCGTCCGTCGAATACTCAAAGTCATCCAGCGCCATGGCCGCGCGCGGGCGAAGTGCGAACAGATCGCCCTGGAATAACGCCCGCAAAACGTTTCTCATGTTTTCCAGCGACATCGATCCTCCCGGCTGATTCGGGTCAAAAATATGCCTCTCCATGATCAAGTCCTCTTTTTTATGATTTCAGAACCGCAATCCGGGCACTTGCCTGTATAAGCCTTGGTGCCGTTCTTAAGCGTTGTTTCTTTCAAATCCTCAATTTCAACAAGCACCTTGCATGTCACGCAATATCCCTTCATATCAATACCCTTTCACGTCGATATCAACCTCGGCTGTGCCAATGGCCGCGCCGTTACGGTCATAAACCTTGATATCGCACTGCATTGTTGTTTTATTGGAAACGATCGGCATGCCGATAATGCCGTTAACGATGGTCACGGTCACCCGGGGCGGGTAATTAAAACCCGTGCCAAAAAGAATAGTCTTGCCCTGCACCGGGATCGTAATATCCCGAAACCACGCCTGCCGGGTCACCGGCGCATTGATATAAAGACGGCACCCGAAGAAATAAACATGATGATTGGCGTTGACCGTCGATAAGACAAACTTGAACTTGATATACCGGCCAGTGTAAGTCGTAAAAGCGTCAATAGCCGTGAAGGGCGAATACGAGACACCATCCGATGAAAAACTAACCTGCACCTCAAGCGACCCGCCCGCCACATTCCTGAAATCCGCGTCAATGATCACCTTGAACTCAAAGATCGTGAGAAGATCGATCACATCGATCATCTCGAATGAGCCTGATGTCTTGGTCAAGCCATTCAATGCAAGCCCTCCACCGGCCTCCTGCGCCTCCCACGTAAGCCCCTGCGCCTCCCTGTCCTCCCATGATAAATCCGTTTTAAGACACAAGGCCGGACGCACATACCCCTGCGCATAGTCATTTGTGTAAACCAATTCCAGATTGCTCAAACGATACTTGAGGTCTTGGCTCCAAAGATCAAAATCATTAATGAAATTCATCTCTGGCGGCGGTGTAATAACGATCTGGTCTAACGCGGGCGAGGGGCTTTCATTGCCGGAGGTATCTACGGCCTTAATCATGTAGGTGACATTGCCCACCTCTCCTACCGGATACATGAACTCGGTTGTGTCCGTCCTCTCCGCGATCACCTGACCGGAATTCCAATCAGAACCCTTCCGAATGACATAGCGGGCAAGATCCGCATCCGTGACCGCGTCCCAGCTGAACCTTAAGAAATTACCCTCTTGAATAACATCGAAGCCGGTAACATTGGATGGCGGCATGAGTTTCCCCAAAACCGTCAGGTCAGACGATTCAATGCCATCAGAAACAATTCCGTTGATCGAAACCGTCCGCACCTTGACCTTATAGGTTTGCTCATCCTCAACACCAAAGACCGTAAAGAACGTGTCTGTGGTTGTTCCGATGACCTTATAATCCTCCGCGCCTTTCTTGAGTTCGATCTGATAATGGCTCAAGAAAATCTTGGAATCATCCATGGGCGCGTCAAAGGACACAAGAATATCCGAACCGACTGTACCGTCGCGGTGCAGATAATAAAGGCTTTCCGACACTTCAATATTTGAAGCGTCACCCACCGGCGCGTAAGGATTGGGAGGCGTACCATAATCAAAACTCTGAATCGTGGCTCCGTAACGGTCGTTGTAAATCGTCGGGTTATATTCCTGCGCCGTCATCTTGTAAACATCGCGCTCATCCTCCTCAATGCGCTGGATGACAAACTGCTTATTTGTCCAGCCCATCAAGGAATGAGTGACCTCGATAACGTCGCCGATCTCCTGACCAATCGCATTCAATGAAGTGGTGAATTCAACTGACAACGGACAAAGTTTCAGCTCATAGAAATATTGATTACTTAATCGCGATGCCTGCGTCTTACGATTAACCGATGGAATCGTCAAAGTCTGTTCGACCAGCCCGCGTTCGTCCTGATCAACCTTATCCTCCGACCCCCACGCCAGAATCCGAGCGTCATCCTGCGTCGGGTCAAAATATTCAATGCCGAACCGGTTGATTTTCTGATCCAGCCCCTTTTGAATAACCCTCAAATCCATGATGTCGTCCTCGTCAAACGAGGCAACCACGCCCTGCGTCTTGGCCACCAGTAACTTGAGTTTCGAGCCGCTTCTGATAAGCGCGCCCGCAAAACCAACCAAAATCTCAGTGAGGTTATCCGACGCCGCGCGTTTTTGATCAATCACATAAGAAACCGCATACCGCTCTTCCTGTCCACCCTGACCGTCCGAAATAAACTCTCCGCAATAGTCGTAAACCTCGCCAAAGGACATATCATCAATGTCACCGAGCAAATAACCGCACCCGCCCACCTGAGGCTTAAGAAGCAAATAATCACGAATACATGCGGCCGGGTTATCGGAATACGCTCTTCCCGCTGACCAAACCGTCCCGTTCCATGTCTGTACCTTCCGACCCCGACAAACACATGAAATATTGGGCCGCCCGCCTTTTAACTTATCGGACGTTTCCAAATGCACATGAAGCATGGCCACATTCCGGTACTGCACGCCATCCAGATCAAGGCCGGTAATGGTCTCCACGTTCTGCGTTGATGTGCCCGTAAAAGCGTGATACGAACATCCCGGGAAGTTTCCAATAACCTCTCCATTAAGGCGCACATCCGTAATGCTGTCGATCTCACCCTCGCAAAGGACAATGAGCATATCGATCTGCTCCCCGCCCCCGACTGGGTTCTGAAAAACAATGTTCCCGGCCAACCGAGCCTGACCGTATAAGACCGGCACTGGATACTGATTGCTTGAGGTCGTCTGCAATTCCCCGAACTGATACCGTGGCGATGAAGAAGATCCTCCGCTCTTTGATGTCTGACGCGCCTGAATGGCCAGCCCGATCGAATACCCGATCATGGCCGTGCCGATCAAGCAACCAATCGTGGTCAGGGATAACGCGATGAGGCCACCGGCGATGAATGACGCGGCCGCATAATCTGCGATCACCAAAGCCACAGCAACAATCGCCGGGGGCCCGGCTGGCGGGATGTAAATCTTTCCGTCCCTCTCCCGGATCCCAAAAAGGAAGTATTTATCCCACGAAGTCGTAAGCCGTGAAATGCGGGATTTCCCATCCTTCTTGGCATGAAGCATCCGGCCATAGCCCAAATAAAGGCCGACGTGCAATTCCTCATCGATCTTAAAAACCAAAACATCCTCAGCCTGAAGATCAGCCAAACCGATAATCATGTTGCTTTCGGTGATGCTTTTAATAATCTCGTCCTGTTTCTCCGTTGTAAAATCACTAATCTTAGGCGCAGATATTTCCACACCCTTGGCCCTGAAATACAGCTCCATAAGCCCAACACAGTCCGTCCCATCATGATCCCGGCCATCTTGGGTCCACTTGATCCCGACCAATTTATTGAGGATTTCTGTATCGAGCTTCTTCATGCTTCAACCACCATCGGATTGATCAACTGCGGGATGTTCTTGAACCCGCCAAAGTTTGCCTGATTGTTAAACCGGTTCCGGCAGACATCGAATGACTTATCGCACCCGCGCTCGATCGTGTAAAGATCCCCAGTCGCCGGTACTTGCGGTAACGCGTAATCCAGAACCAACTTGTGCTGTACGCTTATAAAATCAACCACCTTGCGCTTCAACCCCTGATTGACACCGGACATGAACTGAATAATCCCGTCGTTCCACCAATCGTCCACTTCCACCCTTGCCGCATCGATGACCGCCCCAGTAGTGGATCCTGCATCCACCATCTGACCATTCAACCGGGTCGTTGACACATCCAGCTGACAAAACTCATCGCCAAAAATGTAATTGCAGTAAAGTTGTTGAAGCCGCCCGGTCTCAAGGGAAAGAGATTTGAGTTTCGATTTACATTCGATCTTGGCGCTCAATTCCGTCAACTCTGAAACTGCATTGATGATCCCATCAAACATCACCTTCGCGTGCGTCTGGTCGCTTAAGAGATCAAGAAAGACCTTCCTGACCACAACCCGCTTCCCGCGAAGATCAATCGTATTAAGCCAGTTACTCCAGAGCCGATCTACATTGTCAAACTCACCCGACACCGCTTCGATCTCAAGTTGATTGCTGGCCGGGATGGACGATCGATTAACCTTGATCGGCTGGTAATACTGCAAGACACTATCCAGATTCCAAAAGTAAACACGCTTGTTGTCCGTGCAGAAATAAAACGTCTGGGAATCGCACGAATTCTGCGACCCCAGATAAAGGTCGTACAGCTCGATCGGCCTGTTCGCGTCCTTTACCGCTTCATCTTTGTACTGAACCGTTAAATCCTGCATGCCGCTCCCTTATGGCGCCGTGAAGATATTCCACAAGACCTCCTTGAGCTTGAGGCCCGTGTTGTAAAGTTTGAACTGCACCAACTCTTTCGATAACTTGTCGTCGTCAAACCTGACCTGAATGTAATATTCATAATCCGCCGTAACAGTCGCGCCATTGGCCGGGGCTGGCGTGATCGTTGCCTTCGCCACCTCATTCGTCAAATCATTGGCAATAGTGACACCCGTTGTCCGCAAGACTCCATTCACATAAACTTTGACTGAGGCAATATCGACCGGAAAGTAATCAAGCGAGAAAACTGTCTGAACACCATTGCCGACCCCAGCTACCTCACCCGTGACCTTGTAACTGGTCGGAAACTTCACCCAGAACGAATCATATTTACCCTGTCTGGCCTTAAAAAAATCCCACATCAAACCGATCCCAGCCTCACTCTGGTTGTTAAGTGAGCAACTGATGGTCCGCACTGGCCGCGACCACTTGGCCCTGCGTTTCTCCTTGCCACTGTCTGCCTGAAATACCAGCGTCGAGAACTCCACGTCCTCCTGCAAACCAAATTCCGGTGAGAATGTCAAAACAGCCGTACTCATAACCGACTCCTGATCGCGTTACGGATAGGCTTGTTTTTATTCATTGCATCAATGATCGCGTTTTCAAAAACATCCGGGTGTTGAACCAGCATGTCGCGGAAAGATTTCGCGTCATTGGCATTGATATAGACATTGAACATCTGGCTTGAATCCCCGATGCCCTCCCCGCGATTGAGTTTCTTGAGATTGGTTGATCCCAGCGTAGACATGCCGCGACGCGACACGACGCCTTCGCCTGACTGCGCGACAATGGGAATTTCATCCGGCGCCAGTCCGCTATGAGCGTAAACCGGCTGAACAACGCCCCCTGAGTGATAAACCATTCCACCCTGATGAAAAAACGGGATCATTCCCGGGAACATCGCGCCGACGGTCTTGATAAGAAGCATCTTGGCGAAAACCTCAGCCAGCGTTTGAAGCATCATTTCGCCAAACTCCGCGAAATAATCCTTGGCACTGCTGATCTCTCCATGAAAGACATCGCTGAAAAAATGCTTAAACGACTGCCCCATGGCCTGCGCCGCTCCCTGCGCCACTGATTGAAGCGCGTCAAACTGCTGGGCCACTTCCTGAATGTTCACCTCATTGCCAAGACCTTTAAGCGACCCGATGAAATTCTTGATCGACTCCCGCGCCTTGTCATACCCCTGCGCGAGACTGCCTTCACCGGTTGAAAGAGTCGTTGAAATCTTGTCGCCCATCCGAGACATCTCAACATCCGAAGCCTTAATAAGCTGTTGCAGTTCCCCGCGAAACTTCGTCAAACCGGCGGCCGCCTGCCGGTAAGGTTCACCCCACTGCCCGGGAAGTTTGCCCAGAAGCTCGTAAAACTTCTGAAGACCCAGCGTCACCTGATCGAATCCGATCAAAAGGTACTTAATCAGCTTCACAAATCCGATATAAACCATCTGTGCGCCGATTTCGACCGCATTTAAAACCGGCACTGCCACATCTCGGAACTTAAGAAAGACCACAATCAATCCCGCCACAACAACGGTGATCCCCACCAGCCACGGATTGGCCAAAGCAAACAGAGCGAATTTCCCAACCAGATCAATGATCGTCCCTGCCAGCCGCGTGATCCGCCCCACCAGAGCCAGTACAGCCCCGCCAAGGGTCATAAATATGCCTGCCATGACCGCACCCTGAATAATCATGTTCTGCGTGGCCGGTGACAGGCTGTTCCAAAGATTAAGCAAATTTCCGAGAACATTCCCCAGCTGATGCGCGACCGGCACCAAGGCCTGAGCGATACTGACCTGCAAACCGATAAATGCATTGTCGAGGCGTTTGAGTTCGTTATGAACGGACAGCGAATACTTCTCTGCGGATTTAAAGGCAAGAGCCAGCGGGCCCGTGATGGCCGCGCCCATGATCATGAAATTAGTGCCAACCTGCGAGATCTCATGACCGACCTGCCGCATGGTTTGGCCCAGCTGATGGCAGGAATTGGCGAACTTATAGAAGTTGCCCTGAATACCCACAAGACGCTTGGTGACCTCGTCTTTGAGTTTCATGATGATTTCAAGTTCGCGGTTAGTGGGCATTTTCCTTTTCCTCTCTCACGCGGGCGATCTCGCGTTCAATCACAACCATGGCCTGCACAAACTTTGCGGGCTGATCCATCCACCCGCCATCGTTAGGAAGATACCCCTTACCGAAAAAGAAATAGGCGTTTAGATACTCAACGCTTCTTTTTTCGACAAGACTTCTTGGACATCGTCTAAACTCCCAATTGTCGAGCTTCCAAACGCCCGGGATGGGCGAATCTTCCTCGCACCCGCGCTCGATCCTTTGACCCTCTGAACATGTGCGGCAATCCAGCTGAAACTTATGTAACCAGACCGCCAGTGTCAGTTTTTTGTTTCGTCCTCACTCAAGACATTTTCAGCAAGGATGACCTCGGCCAGCTCATCGATAAGAACCTTGGGAAACATCGACACGATCTCATCCGTCACGGCCTTATAATTCTTGCCATTAACCGGCATCGAAACCACGTCAAACTTAACCGGCTTGCTATCTCTGGGATCAATGAAGTTCTCCAGCCCCCTGACGCCGAACCGAACAACCATCAGATTGCGTTTGGAAGCGTTGATATTCGCTTTGGCCGGTTCCTTGGGATTCTTGGAACTGAACTCAAATGAGGTCGTCTGATCCTCAATGAACGCCCGAAGGTTTGAATCCAGAAGACCGATCTGAAATACCGTCGGATTTCCTGCATCGGTATCCAGCTTTGACGTGTACGGCTTGCTCTCAAAAATATTGATCCCTGTAAGCATGTCTTTCTCCTGTGGTTAAAGTGCCAAAATTGTGATCTCGTCATCCCCGGGTGTAACACTGCCGTTAAGGCAGAACGACGCCTTGGCAACCTGCAGACCATCGCGGTCTTCGTCGTCGATCTTGGTGTACTGCGCCTTGGGGATATAAATTCTGAACTTGTTTCCCGCAACTGACCCGATGGTGCAATCAACTATCATTTCGGTGCCTGCGAACCATTTGGTGTGAAAGTCATGGGTCGCAACCGCCACCATTTCTGGGTTAAACGATCCGGTGACATTGCGCCCGGTAAGCGCGTAAGAAAGAACCCCGCGCGTGTCATTGACATCATCTCTCTCCGCCAGATTGTTCCCGAGATCAACGCTCATCTCTCCGATCTTTGCTGAATAGGCATCCACCGAGAAAAGCGCGCTCAAGAAAACCGGCGGCTTGGTGGTCTCATAGGTGACATTCGCTATGAAAGCCGTATCGGTCACTCCGGCCTCCACGCCCTGAAAATCAAACTCCATCATCACCGGCTCGCCCGTCTTGAAACTCAACTTCATATTCCCTCGCGAACCTTCAATGAGCTTGCGGATCCCGTCCTCATAACTGCCCTGCGTCAACGAAGGAATATTGTCCGAGATCAACTTAAACTCATTGCCAATCGTTGCCGGAACAGATGAAGTCGTTGCGGTTGCGGTCGATGTACCGCCAGTGATGATCTCACCGCTAACAAAGGTGCCGGATACGATCACAAACAAGACCGCCGTTGCGCCGTTAGCCGTGTTAATAACCACCCGGCCCTTGGCCGCTGACGTGGTGCCGGTGATCGTTTCCCCATGCTGAAAGGGTCCGTTCGTAATCGCCCCGATATTCATGGACTTAAGCGCGTTGACCCCGAACCCGCATGCCTGAAGCAATTTGCCCCATTCCGGCACAGTTGCGACCACTCCCGATCCTTTCAGCTCCAGCTTGTACCCGATCGCGGCAGTACGTTTGCCGGGAGCCTTACCGATATTGGAAAACGATGGGCGCGAGGGATTGCGATCAAACATCGCCACATCAAAACTGACCTTTGGTTCATAGACCAACAGCCTGGCATCTGCGGCCGCAAGAACCTCTGCCGTTCCCTCTGCCGCTTCGATCTTCGCGGCCAGTTGTCTTTTTCGCGTTAACATGTCACTTCCTCCCTTTACCCGGCGACTTCCGGGTCACCCTGTTTGTGCTGATAAATGATCTCAAGCTCCAAGACAACGCCAGAGTACGGCTGACCTTCAAGCGTTTCAAAAAGCGTGTTTGATTTGATATTTGTGTCCTTGGCGTAACCGCCGCGGGTGATGTCCTGCATAACCGCTTTCTCGACGTCACCCAAAAGACTATTCAAGATCGTATCCGTTGACTGCGGGTCTGTTTCATCCTGCCGAGCCCATACGTCCAGATAAACCGTCAACTTGCACGTCATCAGCGGATTAGGAACCGGATCCTTATCCTCCGGTCCTGCGTTAATAACAATGCACGGTACCGCGACCAACGAATTGCCCTGCTGACGCCAACGCTGAACGTTCTGAATATCGTTGTGATATCCATTCGCGGTTGTGATTACCGAAAGCGACGTCCGCAAGTTTTCTAAAATGTTTTCCCTAACCGTCATATCTTGCTCAATGCTTTCTCGACGGATTTGTTAAGAATCTTGATCCGTTCGTTTTGCATCTCATCCCACGTCTTGTAAAACATCAGCCGAGGCTTAATCCGGATACTGTTTTTCAAAACAAATAACGGTAATATGCCCCGTAACCGTTTCTTTATCTGCGCCAAGAAGGTTTTGCCGCGTAACTGAACCGGCACCACGTTCTTCAAAAGCCGAGGCTGGCGGTATTGTTTCTTGAGCCTGCCGTCGCTCGTGAACATCTCCTGACGCGCCGATAACGGCACCGCCAGCTTCCCACCGCCGGGATTGGTGACCTTCGCACCCTCCTCGTGCATCTTGGCGATCTTTGAATCCGAATAGATCATCATGCCCATGCCTTCAAGGTCTTTTGACACAAGGCTGGCCCGGAAGAAATGCGTGAATATCCCGCGCGGACGCCCGCGAACCCCGGGAGGCCCCTGAAGTCTCTGTTCACGAAAAGTCTTTAAGAACTTGCGGCTCGCATGATCCATGCCATCGGCCAACTCGTATTTGAGTTCCTTCGGAATTAACCGCATGGCCCGATCAAGATTCGCTGTGTTAATTTCAACGGTTAAATCGCTCATTTCTGCACCAGTAAATGCCACATTCCTTCGTCCTGCCCCAAGACATCGATGACGGCCCGATCGATTACCGCACCGCCTGCACTCTCTACAAACGACACGATATCCCCACCTTTATTGATCGACGAAACACCGTTGACGTCATCGTTGGCGATAAATACCTCGCTCTGATTAACAAGAACACGCCCGACATCCTCGCCAGCCGGATTAATTCTCTTGCGATTGATGACGGCCTTGATAGCTTTGGCCGTTCCGTTCTTGGGTGTATAGGTGATTGTTTCTGCAAACTCATATGTGTTGAGAAATGCCTTCACCGAATCCTGTGTCATTTGATCTTTGAAACTCATCGTGCCTCCAAGTCGAAAAGGGGGATCCCTCTCCAAAAGAAGGATCCCCCCCATCGTTTAATGCTTAGGCGATCTTCATCAGATGCGCGAAATACGGATCGATGACGATCTCATCCACATGCTGACGCACGCGGAAGATATCGCTACGAGACGAATCATCGCGGTACTGCTCTACCGTCGCATTCTCCGGGCTGTCAGAAGTCCACAGGAACGTCCTGCCCACGCTCGGATCAGAAAGACGATTGGGATCCCCGATAACCGCGACCATCGCGTACGCGGGATTCCAAATGTCTCCGCTGATGAACGTCTTGCCTTCCTTGGCGGTGTTGTAAATCCCGCGGCCAACAAGGATCTTCTTTACGCCCAAGATATCGGCCAGAGCATTCAGGATTTCCGCCTCCGTCAAACGCGCCACATACTGAATCGCGCCCTTGATCACGTTGTTATTAAGCAATCGATCCAGATTCGCCTTGCTGAAAATAACCGCGTTGGGATCCATGCCGCTATTGCCCCGGACTTTCTCACGCGCGGCACGCACCTGCGCCACAACGTCAGTTGACGCGCTGGTCCAAGGCGTTGCCGAGTTGTCCGTGTAAAGCGGCGCGCCTGTGAAGGTCGTCGCGTTGAACACAAGAGCCGCCGCACGGCGTTCCTGCGCCTGAAGAACACGGCGGGTGATGATCTGAACGGTCGTCAGCTCTGCATCAAAATCCGATGCATAAAGCGAACGCTCGCCGTCGTCCAAAACACCTTCAAGGCCGAACTCCTCGCAGTTATACTGCTTGTCCTTGGCCGAGAAGCCGTCGCGGTTGTAATTGCCGCGCGGGGCCCGCTTGGTGTCTGCCTCGCGAGTGATGCTTTCGCGAGTGATCGCGGGAAAGATGCTCGATTTCTTTTTGGTGGGAAATATCGGCAATACCTGCGTGCCGATAAAATCTGCCTGCTGTTGCGCAAACTCCAAGGCCGCCTCTCCCAGCTCCAGCCTCGGCACCGCCCTTGAACCTGAATAATCAACTCCCATGTGAAACCTCCTCGTTTAATTAAACGTTTATTACAAAAGAATGCACTCAACGATTTCGCCATCAGCGGCGGTCGCTTCCAGATTGCGCCCCTGCGCGGTACCGCTCACCGTCGCACTGATCTTGCCGTCCAGCGCGCCGTAAAAACTGCTCCCCACGGGAATCGCCCCGTTGGCTTCCATCTTGAACGTCCTGCCTGTGTTCTTAAGATCGATCGAAACCATCTCTCCCAAAAGACCTCTGGCCTCACTCACTCCGATAAAGGCATCACCCGCGTCCGCATATTCCACCAGCGTGCCGCTTCCAGTGGTCAGCTTGACCCTGCGATACGGTTCAATAACCGCCTCGTTGACGACAAACGCCTTTGAACCTAAATTGAACTGTGACATCTCACGCCTCCTTGTGATTTCTTCGTGTTAACGTTTATCCGCCGTTGCTCTCAAGGCATCGGTCATACTGCATTTATGCTCTTCCCGGAATGCCTTGGCGCGCTCCAGATGCGTCCCGGCCTTCTTGGCCGCTTCCGGCTCCAGATCCGGCCCCACACCCTTGGGGCTTGCGCTCTGCAGACCGGCCAACTGCTTGTCCTGAAACTTGATCGTGGCCGTCTCCAGCGATGCGCCGTTCTCAACAGCCTCAAGCGCGAGAACATCCATGTCCTTGAAAGTCTTCGCCTTCTTAAGGACGGCGACAACACGTTCGCGCTCAAACTTCTCGCCAGACTTCTTGCCTTCCGCTTCACCCGCGCCGAAAATCGAGTTGTAAAGGTCCGCGCGTTCGGCCTTTAATTTTTCTGCCGTTAATTCATTCATATTTGTGTTTCCTTTCTCGTTTTGTTTATTGAACCCATATTTATCCAGAAACGCGATCACTGACTCGACCGCTTCCGGTTGACTTAGGAATCTATCTAAAAACGCTGTCACCTCGGCAGAGGGTTTGACACTCTCCGAGAAAAACTGCGTGCCAAAAAGACCGTTATTCGCCGCCGGATCATCTACGACATCCACTGACATCAACTTCTTTACGCGAATAAACGGCGGTAATGCCTTGCCATCTGCCCCAAGCTCTTTTCGATTCTCCCCATCCCAATGAATGACCATCGAAGACCCGAACGCTTCCGGGTCACTCTCCGCAAGACTCATCACATACCCAGCCAAATCACCATCCGGCGTTTCATGCGCGGTCGAATCGATATGAAGATCCGCGCGAACGATCTCACCATCACGCCGAAAGTTTGTTGCCCTTCCCAAGAACGTCCCCAACGCGGTACTCGACATGTTGGGATGCCCAAAACGCGATTTGACCCCCATCTTCGATTTATTGCCCAGCTCAACCACGGTATCCAACGCTAACTCATCGAACTCCCCCCTTTCGTCATGGGTGACGCCCTTGGTCACCACAGCGAATCCTGTGATCACTTCTTTTTCACGATTAACGCGAATCTCGCCGCTTCTGACGACATCCGCGCGAAAGTAGATATCTTTATTCGCCATCTTTTTGTCCTCCCACAGACTTAACCACAACCGTCACATCGCTTGGCATGGACATTTCAGTTCTGTTGCCCATCACCAGCCGCCGGATCACTCCCGCCGACTGGGATTTTTTGTCCTGCTGGATTGTTTCCATTGCTCAGCTCCAATCCCAATTCCTTGATCTTTTCGTGTTCGCGTTTGAGCTGTTCAAAACCCTCTTCCCAATCCTTGCCCTCTTGCGCGTAGATATCTGAATACGTAACAATCCCGTTCTTTAAGCCCACCTCGGCGGCCTGCGCCTCTTTAAGCGGATCTACCCATTCCCAACCCGGGGCAATCCATGACGCACTGGTCCAATACCGCTTATTCTCGTAAAATGTGGCCGCGCTGATCTCACGGCGAAGATATGCCTCTTCAAGAACCATTTCCCAAACAGGCTGACAGAGTTTTCGCGACAGCCATTCCTGACGCATCTTGAAATAACGCCGGGCTTCAAGAAGTGCCGCTCGGGCACTGGAATAATTTGTTTTGCTGAAATCCTTGGCCACCAGTTCATATGGCAAACCCAATGCCGCTGAAATCGCCTTAAGGATACGATCGACAAACGGCTCGAACGATGCACCGGGACGCTGAGGATTAAATGATGTGATACTTTCGCCTGGCATAAGGTGTTTGATCATGCCCGGCTCAAGCGACTCAATGATCTGCCCTGCGGGATTGCGGTCATACCCGCCGCCCGCTGTCACATCCATGGATGATTCCGATGTGATGAAAAGAGAGAAACACGCCGCGATCCGCGCGGCCACAAGTTCAGCCTCCGCGTATTCCCCAAGGTCTTTGAAATAATTCAGAACCGGTGCGAAGAACGGCACGCCTCTGGTCTGACCTGAGCGCTGGACGTAGTAGAGATGAAAAATATTCTTGCGCCCGTATTCGTTCTTGGCCGAGATCTCCGTAAAGACGCGTTCGATCTGTTTTGAGTACCGCAAGTCACCGGGGTGCGTCTTTTGAATAAAATATGAAACCGGCTCGCCTTTATCGCCGATCCTCACTCCTGACCGAATCGAACGGTCACCAGCCATTCCAGACGGCGTGTCCAGCCGATCCGACTCGATCACCTGCAAGGCCAGCGAATACGGCCTCTCTGGGTCATCCAGCATGAGCGGCATAATGACGGCCTCACCGTTTTCAAGAATCTGCCGGTCAATGAGCTGTTGAATCTCGTAGAAGTCCATGCGGTTGCCTGCATCCGCATAAGGCGACCACTTGCGCCAGACCCGCTCGGCGTCTTTCTGAAACTGTCCGGCTTGTTCATCGCCAAGACCGAGATACTCCTTGTCAATGCGGGATTGAGGACGAATGCCTGACCCGACCACATTGGTGGTCATCGTGGAGGTGATGCCGGTCGCGTGCGCGTCATTGCGATTTAAATCCCGGCTCCGCTCCCTGATATCTTTGAGTTCAGGCAATAAGTCCTCATCCGCAGATCCGCCGCCAGGAATCCACGACGACCGAAGCCGGTCGCGTGAAGCCCCTTTATATGAACCAAAAGTATCGGATAACTTGATCGCCTGCCGGAACATCCGGCGTTTAAACCCAGCGCGCGGTGAAAAGAACGAAATCACCCCATCCAATCCATCCGACACTTGATCTGAGAAGTTCTTTTTCATGACGGACTCCCGAACCCGGCATAGGTTGTGTTTCCGCCGGACGTTGCTACCTCACGACGCAACTGATCGCGCAACTTCATAAGCTCTGAAAGGGGAATGTACTGAATATTGCGACCGCCAATTGAGTACGCTTGAACAGCCCCACCATTTAAGCGGGCGTTGATCGCATTCTCGACGTTATCAAGCATTTCTTGTTTAGTTGCCATGGACCGATCCTTTTAAACCCAATAAAAAAAGCCACCTCCCGCCAGTCGACTGGAGATGGCTTTTTACTGCTATTGGGCGCGGCAACAGTGATCAGCTGTCCCGCGTTAACTTTTATCTCATCATAAAAGCCCCGCGCTCTTTTGCAATGGGGTCGTTACCAGAATATGGAATAAATCATTTCTCATTCGCCTCAACACTTTTGAAGTTAATGCCGCATTTCTGACAGCGGTGATACCTCACCGGCAACCGACTGGCATAACAGGTCACATCTTTACTTTTACATTTCGGACACTTGACCGGCACATACCTAACGCCGTATTCCAAACTTTCGTCTTTCGGCCTGCCCTTTGGCTTTCCGCTATCATTCACCTGCGGATGATGCGGCAACCAATTCGGTTTTTGCTCAAGCCATTGTCCCATTAGATCCAAGACCCTTCTGATTTCCTGACCCAGCCGCGACGACTATGCTCATCTGAAACAGCTGGATGATGCGTCCGCACCGCGTCCTCCTTGCGCATGTTTAATGCCCGGATGATATCAGCGGCCGCAAGCGCGTAAACTTCCGCGTCAAGATAGTGGTTCGCCGAAGCCTCTTTCTTTTTCTGCCAAATCTCTTTTGCTTTACCTGTTGTACGATTGCGAATTAAGATTTTATGCTCGGATGTGAACTGCAAGAGATATTGATCCGACGGTTCTCTGTGCAAATGCCACTTGCCCGGATCCTTGGACGTAACCAACCGGTTCAATTTATCCTTGTACTGATTGACGTTAAGATTCCACAGCACAAGCCCACCCGGAATCACCGCGCCGGTCCGCGAATTGATATCAATCTTGTTCGCGCGATAAAACCGGCCGCCGGTTATCTCCTCAAGCCCTTTAATTGCCTTAGTCTTATCCGCCCAATGACGGCAAAATCGATAAACCTCATCCGTCCTGAACCCGGAGTCAACGCAGGTCATGTAAACACTCAGTCTTTCCTCTGACTGCGCCCGCCGGTATTCAGTTTTGAACAACGCCTCAACAACATCTTCCCAATACTCGACCCGCTCGGCGCGAATAAGCCATGACTCCTCGTAATATCCCCAGCCGCGAATAACGAAATAAAAATGATCTTTCTGAACGTCAACGCCCGCCGTTAAAACCAGAACATCATCGGGTACTGAGCCTTTTTCATAATCCCGCGCGAGATTCCGCACTTTATCAACTGTTGTCTCCTCGATCTTTTCCTCCCAAACCTCCGCCAGCCATGAATTAACGAAGTTCATCAACAACTCGACGTAGTCCTTGGATTTGAGAAACTCGGAAGCGATATCGCTCCATGTAAGCCACGGCGAATACAGCGAACTGATCCAGAAACCGCGATTGCGATTCTGTTCTTTCTTTTCAGGAATCCACTCCCCGCTTAACATCATCTTTTGCTTGTGAACATCACTGATATGCTCACCGCATTGGATGCACTCATACCACGCGAGCCGCTCATTCTTGATCCTCTCTGCTGATGACTCCTCTTTCGGCCACTTGATCTGGCCGAACACCAAAACCTGCATCTTTCCGCAATGAGGACACGGCACATAGAACCGACGCTGGTCAGACTTATCGTACTCGCGAAAAATATAACCCTCGCGCGTTGTCGGCGTTGAAACCTTGACCATCTTCCTATTCCAGAATGTCTTTTGACGCTCTGACGCCAGCTTGATCGGATCCGCCTCACGTCCAGAAAATCTCGGGTACTTATCCACCTCATCCAAGAACAGATAACGGATAGGGCGCGAGGCAAGATCAGCCGGGCTATTCGATCCTGCAAAATAAAGAATCATCCGGTCAAAGTGATATTCAAGTTTTGTGATGTCGTCTGAATTGATCGGTAGATACCGGCTTAAGATCGGTGAGGCATCGATCATGGGCTTAATGCGGTTATACGAAACACTCCGTGCGTCATCCGCGCGCGGCATGACCATCAAAGTCGGGCCCGGATCCTGATCGATGATATACCCGAGCATGTTGTACATGCCCTCGGTTTTACCGACCTGAGACGCCGCCATGACCGTGATCTCATCAACATGCGGATCCGTGAAAGCGTCCATAATGCCTTTAAGATACGGCGTCCGCGCCGTTGACCACTGCCCGGGTTCAGCGGATGTTTTCACATCAAGCCGCCGAAACCGGTCTGCCCATTCGCTCACCGTCATCTTGTCCGGCAACACCCACTCGGCGGCCGCAAACGGCACAACAGTCTTAAGGATTTCCTTTTCCAGCTTTATTGGCATGATGCGTTCCCGCAAACTGATTAATGATGAACCTGATCTCGTCGTCCAGAATCGCGCAAATGACCTTCGGATCCTGTTGATAAAGTTTTGGAGCAATATATTTCGGAAGACGTAAAAAACCTGACTTGATACCCCTGATCTGATTTTTGATGATTTCGGCGTGATCTTCAAAGGGAATAAGCTCACTTTCTTTCTGCTTAAGTTCAAGTTGGGTTAACTTCGCACGGTTCTTTTTATATTCGTTGTCCCAGTAATCCCGCCCGCCTTCCTCATCCGCGCCCCTTGATCCGTAATGCCATTTGAAAACCTCTCCAACCTTGAACCGAAATATCTCGCCGCTGGAATCGCGAATAACCGGCATACCCTGCCGAACATACCGCCTGATCATGCGCGGCGACTTTTCCAGATAAACGCACAGGGTCGGGAGATCGACCGTGCCGTCAATAACGGCGTCCACCGGCTTCTTATCGAAATGCTTCTGAAGCTCTTCCAGTTCCCGGACTTCCTTGGCACTGAGCGATCTTCGATTAAGATTTTCGACAAGCGAGATGTACCGTTTCTTCTTCGCGATTTCAATGAGATCATTCTTCTTGTCATCCATTGCCTACGCTCTGACTGCCTTCTTGCCGGAAAACTCTTCCCAGCGGCGAACGGCCACATCGCAAAACACCGGCTCCAGCTCCATGGCAAAAACTCTACGATTGAGACGCTCTCCCGCGATGATCTGCGATCCTGATCCGCTAAACGGCTCGTAACAAATATCACCCGGCCCCGTATGCACCCGCATGGGAATCGCGAAAACCTCGGTCGGCTTAACGGTCGGATGATCGATCCCGGGATTGCGTTTCTTGCCCTCCCAGTCCAGCTCCCAGACATCGGTGTGATATTCGGGAGTCGCCGGATCCCCTGACCGCAAGAAATCAACAGTCCAGACGCTTCCAATCGACTTGTTCTTCGGCTTGTAGTCTGGCCGCTGACCCTTAACCCACATAAGCAAACACGGCTCATGCCTCCACGAATAGAATGAATACGTCAAAATAACGCACGGCTTGATCCAAACGATCTCCTGATGAATCAGAATCCCCAGCTCCTTACAAACACCCTCAATATCCACCCGCCTCTTCGATGCGTGCCACAAATACAAAGCCGTTTTTTCGTGAATATGCTTTAACCCAACACGGAGAAACTTGCGCATGAAGTCCACCGCATCCGGGATATCAATCTCGTGATAAACATTCGACCAATCCCGGCCACCGCCCGGGCGATCCGCTCCGGTATAGTCCACGCAATACGGCGGGTCCGTGGCCCACAAGGTCGCTTTCTGGCCGTCCATCAGCCTGGCCACATCCTCATCAAGCGTGCTGTCCCCGCAGAGAAGCCGGTGATCCCCCAGAATCCAAAGATCGCCCTTCTTGGTAATCGCTGTCTCTGGCGGTGCCGGGATATCATCGGGAAGGGTTCTGCCGTCCCCCATGTTCTCGACCCCCATGTCCCCAACGCTGTCCCTCAACTCTTTGAGGCGAAGTTCAAGATATTCCTGCGGGTTCTCCTTACGAATCTGCTCCAAAAGCGGAATCAAGGCCGCTGTCCAATTGCCGGTGATCTCCGGGTTGTTTAGTTCAAGGTTCATCTGCCGCTCGGTCGCCTCATCCACATCAACCACGATCGCGGTGATCTTCTCCACCCCCTCTTCCTGAATGACCTTCCACCGCTGATGCCCGCCAACGATATGCCCGGTGCGCTTATTGACAATAATCAAATCCACATACCCGAACTTTTCAAGGCTATGCCTCAGCCCGCTCATAGCCCCTTCTTTGATCTCACGCGGGTTATACGGCGCGGGCCGATAATCAGATAAAAGAATCTCCTCAACCACCGGCTGAACGTTAATTTTTCCCACTTAAAACCCCCTTTTTCTGCTCCTGTTGCCCTTAAGAACCCCTTGTCAACCCATGTCCATCGATGTCCACCAAAACGGCCTTTTAAAAGCCTCCCCGAAACCCGAATCATGACAAGAAATAAGCCTTTCTACCGTCGGTAACAAGGTTTCAAAGCCTTTCAAGCTGGTTTTGCCCCAAATGCCCAATTTGGCGGACATGGACATCGATTTTAAAACCTGAAATCACTGAAGGCGGTCGCCTCGCCCGACCCGCACCCGACACCCCCTTCCAAGGACCCGAAAACCCTATGTGCCATGCCTCGCAATGCCTGCCAAGATGTCCCCCAACATTGACGGCTCACGCTTCAACTTCTCATGCTCTTTAATGTGAATGTCTGATACCAACAACCTCATCTGCAGATCGACGGTCTTCTTAAACCAACCGTAAACATTCTTGATCTTCGCCTTGCTCTTCCTGAATTGATGCGCCAGTTTAAGAACAACATCCGCATGCGGTGGATAGCCGCGATCACGCGCGTAATCACGCATCAACCAGTAAAGATTGATCTCATCCTTCATTGAGAACGCTAACAATTCCAGTTCCTTGATCTGGTCGTCCGAAGGTTTTGGATAAGGTAAGACAAGACTTATCCACAGGCTTGAAAAAGAAACACTCTGTTTTTTATTTAAATCTTGTTCACGTATATCTTGTTCGAGTGTCCCCGGTGTCACTAGTGGTGGTGACATGGACGGCACTACTTTGGGGTCGCAACTGGTGACACCCATGTCACCAGTTGATTGCGGCAAGCAGTCCACATCTACGTGGAGCAATCTGTAAATATTGGGCTTGCCCTTTTCACGAGCGATCGTAATAACCTTGATCTTTTCCAAATTTTTCAAAATGCGGATAATGCTCCGGCGGCTTAAATTGGCATGACCCGCCAGCGTTGTAACCGATGGATAACAGTTCTGATGTTTGGCGCTGGAGTAATAACACAGCCATGAATAGACAACGACCGGCGAATTGCCCATCACGCGGCTGATATACGCCATGAGTTTCTTATCCACCCACAAAAACGACCCCTCTCGGGAATCTCTGACAACAAATTCACCGGCAGACATGATCCTCCCGCTGTCTCTTGTGGTGAACAACACTCAAGAGCCCATAACCGGCGATATCCCTCCACGGATCCTCACCGAAAGCATTCTTTTGATTGGCAATCCGAAACAACTTGTCGATCACCCGTATGACCGCGAGCGCGTCCTGATACTGGTCCGGCTGAATACCCTTGGGATAAAGCACCCGAATGATCTTTTGCGACTGACCGAACGCATCGCCATAGGCGACTTGCTTCTTAACAAGCAATTCGGCAAGATTCATCGCCTCCTCGGTATACGATGTCATGTCTGCGATCCTTTCATAACCAGCCTCACCGCATACGACCCGCAATGGCCGCACTTGGCAATGAGCTGAACGCGCGATGTTCGGTTACATCGCAAACAATGCACCAAATAACCGGGATCTTTCTGCTGAGGTTTCTTTGACTTCTTCATGCCACTCCTTTCCAGTTAAAAACAAAATCCATCAAATACCGATTAACACCAATTGATCGACTGAGCCGTCCCGCAAAAACCAATAGCGTGTGCAATCCAACGATGCCCCGCGTCTCAAGCACCGCCTCCTGTCCTTTAACAACGTACGTCGCGCTTGATTGCACCCTGAGTTGCCCAAAAACATCCACCGACGTAATAATCGACTCGATCAACTGCGTCTCAACCAGCGCCATATCAACGCCCTTATCAAAATGGAATTTGAATACCAACCTCATCCCGCCTCTCCTATTGCAAATAATCCGTTAATCCCTCATCACGAAAGACTTCCCTGATCCGAACAACCTCGTCGAACAATGTCCCTCGCGGGATGTTCAGCTTTTGGCTCACCTGCATCATGTTCAAGCCTTCCACCTTGATCAACCGGCACATTTCACGTTGACGGCGAGACAATTTTGTTGTGGCACGTCTGAGAACAACGCTCATGTCCGATCTCAGTGCCTCATCAAAATTCTCGTCCTCAACAACCAACGCGTCGGGATACATGTCCTCATCCATCCCGCTCATCAATTCATCCAAAGAAATGCTCTGGTACATGGCCTTGCGTTTCACGCTCACGCGCTCCTCGAGAAGATCGGAAATCTTGTTTTTAAAAACATGCCGCATGAATGTTTTCTTGGCCGCCGGTTTTGTTGCATCGTGCTGATCTCTCCTGTAATACCAATGAATCAAACATTCCTGTAAAAGGTCATCAAATCCTTCACGCTGAAGCGTGTGGATCCTTTTCTGAAAATACTTAACCAATGTCCGGGCGTAGGTAATTTCCCAATCATCAAATATGTTTTGATATTTGCAGTTAATAACGGCACCCCCCTATGCGAAGTGCCGCTCAATGAAAGGACAGATCATGCCTCACCCTTCTTTCCGCTTACAACAATCGGAACAAGCCCCAAGAGCTCTTCCGGTGTCGGCTCGCGCTTAAGAACGGCGGCCATCACAGCCTTAACTGCATCACTGAGTTTTTGTTGGTTTAACTGCCTCTCTTCCCCATCAACCGGCCGGGTGCGATAAACAACCTCGATCCCTTTCTTAAACCGGAATTCAAACCGCTTGTCAGCACTATGGCCCATAGAATTTGACCCTCCTTAAGCTCTATACGGAGGTTTTGGCCAAAGTGCCGGAAAATAGTTTGAAAAAGATAAATAAATCCGGCACTTCGCATGAAAGTTCCGTATAGAGCCTAAGGGGAAACCCTAGCGGTTGGCGGGGTTTCAAAAGAAGTCAAAAGCATTGATAATACTTGACTTGCGACGTTTTGGCGATAGGTTGGGGTCGCCTAAGACTGACCAAAGGAACGGAAATGGCACAACTGGAAAAGAAACAAGAAAAAATAAAACGCTACGTGATCTACACCCGCTGTTCTACTGATGAACAGGCCATGGGTGAGTTCACCACGCTTGACGCGCAAACCCATCACTGCAAAAACATGATGGACGCGTTCGGCTATCAACTGGCCGAGTTCGGAAAAGACGGCGTGATCCGCGATGACGGCTATTCCGCTAAAGACTTAAACCGGCCCGGCATCAAATCAATCCTTGAAAGCATCCAGCAAAAGAAAAACACCTTTGACGGCATCGTCTTCTTCAGACTGGATCGACTGACCCGCAACCCGCGCGACCTCTACGCAATGATCGACCTCTTCAAAGAACACAATGTCGACTTCGCCTCTGTTCGCGAAAACCTTGATAGCGCGACCGCGATCGGCCGGGTGGTCATTGGGATCCTCGGTCTCCTCTCTGCCTTTGAACGCGAACTAACCGGCGAACGCGTGAAGGCCTCTGTCCTCGCCCGCGCCAGAGACGGCAGGCGAACCGGCGGCAAAACACCGATCGGTTACAAACTGATCAAAGACGGCCCGCAACTGCCCAACGGCAAACAACCAACACGATGCGTCATTGATGAAAGCATGGCTCCGCATATCAAGGTTGTCTGGGAGATGGCCGCGCAAAACCGGTCGCTGACTGAAATCGGCCAAGAGCTGATGAAACGAAAAGTAAACACCGTCAATAAAAACATCTGGAGAAGACAGTCAATCTCCATGATCATCAAAAACCCGTTCTATAAGGGATACATTGACTACAACGGCGAGATGCACCGCGCCAAACATGCACCACTCGTGGAGGAAAAGATGTGGGATAAAGCCAACAAAATAATGAAAGCGAAAGCTCCGGGAAGACGTTACTGGAAGGACAAGGGCGGGTACGAACACTTACTGGCCGGACTTCTCAAATGCGGTGATTGCGGGAGCAATCTGGTGGGCATCCATTCTGCAGGACGAGAAAAGAATAAATTCTATTATTACGAATGCGGCCGGTCACGGCAGTCCTTGGGATGTTCTTACAAACGAATATCCGCACCAGCCTTCGACAAAGCGATGCTGGATTATTTTCGGCGCGCTTCCCAAGACCAAGAGATCATAGTCCAGGCGATCGGCACCGCGATCCGGGAATCACAAACTAAAGTCGACAAGCTTGATGAAATCCTGAATGAAAGACGGATCCGGCTCAACACCCTGCGCCATGAAGTAGAAAGTCTCCTCAATCTGGCGATGAAGAATACGATCACGCAAGGATCCGCTTTTAAAAACAAAATGGCCGAAATGGAAACCGAAATCGAGCGGCTGGAAGTGGAGATCATCAAACTCGAGGACGAACGCAAACTGGCCCAGCTGAGCGCCCAATCAGGTGAATACGTCTACGCCAATGTAAAGGTCGCCATGCAACACCTCGACCAAGCCCCGCCTGAAGTCCAAAAGAACCTGCTCCGGGCCCTTATAGAAAACATCGTCGTCTATGAAGACAAGATCGAAATGAACCTGATCATCCAGCCGGAAACCCTGCCGGAAGCGTTCCTCCTCCCCAACAAAGAAGAAACCCCCACCCCAACCAATAAAGGTCAGGATGAGGGTTTATCTCGCCAAAACGAACCGTCTGTGGCCCCAAAGGCCTCAAGTTCGTATTGGCGTCCATTAAAGGGTCGCAGTGCTTATCTCCTGCGAGCCGAATCGCATTATAAGGCAGTTTACCTGAATTAGTCAACACCGGAGTGGCGTTTCCGACGGGTCCAGATGGCTCGGGCTTCTTCTCAAACTTGCCGTCCAGCACCTCCCCGATCTTGTCGTTGTAGAATTCGTTCGCCACTTTTTGCAGAGTCTGGTTCCAAAGTTCTGCGTTCTCGCCTTTGTCGAAAGGCCGCCCAAACAGGCCAATCTTGAGCTTCCCGATGCCCTTCTTCTTGTCAGTGACGGTGCAGACAACCGAGTTCACTAATCTCGGCAGGACAGCCTGGATGCGCTCCCTGTTGGCTTGATTCCTAGCGAAGAAATCCTCAAACAACTGCAGTGCCTGAATAGAGTCCTGGGCTGTCGTAGCCTGTGCCTGTTCCGCAAGGATTTCATTCTTCAACCGGCACTCTTCCGCGACCAGCACGGCCTCATCGTGATTCAATGCCTCAAGCTTCTGTTTGATCTGAACAAGCTCTGCCATTCCCTTGTCTGTTAATACCTCAACCAAATTGGCGATCCTGGTTCTGGCCTCTTTCAGCCTTGACTGCACCCGTTCCAAGTCAGCCTCCATAACACCAAGCGTGGATTCGGTCGCCCTGTTGGCTTCCTTAATGATGTTGGCAACATTATCCGGATTAAGCCGAAGGTTCTGAAGGACCGCAATGATGGCGTTATCGACGGCGCCGGCGGCCAAGTTACTTGTTGCCTGGCAGTCGATTCCTCGAGTCTTAGCGGAGCGCTGGCACGCATAATATCCGTAATACCGACCACCCCGCCCGGTTCCCGGTCGCGCGACCATAGCCGATCCGCAATGGCCACACCTCAAAAGACCCTTGGCAAGGTAGATATAATTCCTATTGGAAGAATTTGGGCTATGATGCGTCACTCTGTTCTGTGCAAAGATGGCCTGTATGGCGTCGTGTGTTTCCCTGGTCCTTAACGGCGGCCACTTCCCGTCGTAGATCTTGCCCCCGTGATCCTGCCGTGCCGTATAGCGAATGTTCTGGAGAATTCTCGATACCTGGGGTTTGGAATATGTTTTTCCGTCGGGCGTCTTATATCCTTTCTGGTGCAATAGATCGACAACCTTCCCAACGCTCTTCAGCCTCAAGTACGACTGATCGATAAACTCAATGTGCTCCTGAAAGGCAGGATCTGGCTCAAAGGTCGACTTATCATTCGCTCCTTTGCAAATTCGATAACCGATGGATGGGGGGCCGATGGGCCGCCCCTGATTAAGATGCCGTTGCACGGTCTCGATGCTGTACTGTGCAATGCGCTCAGCCTGCCATTGGGCAAGGTTGGCGTGATTGCGCAGGATCATTTGCCCGTCGGGCGTTGAGCCATCGACATCTAAATCCAGGCATACAAGGGCAACGCCATTCTCATTGAACTCTGCCGAGACATCAATATAATCCTTCAAGTTTCTTGCCAACCGGTCCAACTTCGTCACGATTACGACATCAATCATTCCTAACTTGGCAAGCCCAAGCGCTTTTGCCAACCCTGCCCGTCCTTCTCGTTTAGTTGCGGTTCGCCCCCTTTTCTGACCGTCGGGATTTTCATTCTCTGTGAATATCTCAATAAGTTTCCACTTCTGCGGGGCGTGCAAACTTGATTTGGATCTCACCCAATTCGTAATCACCTCTTCCTGTTGCCCTAACGATTCCCCGTTTTGCGCTTGATCGTCTCCAGAAACGCGTTTGATGCCAAAAACACGCACAAGCTTGGAGTCCATGAAACTATGTACTGTTGTTACCTTCTTCCAGGCTGCTTTCTTCTTTGCCATTTCGTTACCCCAATTTGTTGCATGGGCGGTTCATCGGCGCACATCATACCGCGCACTCGCCGCTTTTCGATACAATCAAGTTCTCGATATGTACCTAGCCAAATGATCCCGCTGCTCATCCAAGTTGAGTGCCTGCTCATCTGTCGACACGCGAGCGTAAATGCCGACACCGACGCTTTTGGGGCCCTTAAAACCAAGAACAGCGCGAACTCTTTTCAGAAATGTAGTCTTCTTACCCATCTTGCTACCTCCTATTTTGTTGTTAATCCTGCCGTGCCAATCAACCTTTTCTCTCGCGACCACTCTCCCGGAACGACTCGGCCAATAGTAGACCGAAGATCGAATCAAAACCTCTGGCCCGATCATCATCGGAGGCACCAGCGTACGGATTACCGGGATTCGCGTACAACTCCGGAGCAGACCCAACATCGGCGACCTCAACGATGAAATGCTGCACGACCTTTGCCGGGCCTTTCTTCTGCTTTGTATTAGACATAAGAACCTTCCAATGGAGCCTCTTCACCTACCGGCACATACACGAGATATATAGGACACATCTCCGTGGCAGCCCTCAACGAAGGGCTTATCAATTCCTTCCTGACTCGCAGACCTTCATCGTTCCGGAAATCGGCGATATTCCATCCCGGCTTTAGTCTTGACTTGAGATACTCAATCCCCTTCAAAAGCAGCGTCTTCGCAATTATCGCCGCCGCTTCTTTTTTCGTTAGAAAATACTTTTGGGGTACATTCTTTTCCAAGATATCTGCCAAGGAACACTCTTTCCCGACAGCGCAAGACTCCATAACCCTTGCCGTCAAGAACATCCCGTTCAGTGTAGTACCCCAGCGCTGCACCTTGGGGCACGACGGCGTACAGAACAAGTCCCTCGGAATGAGAAAGCAGTCCCTGGACTTCATCTTCCAATAGGAACCTTCTGCGGTCTTCTTCTTGGCGAATCCGTGCGACTTCAAGAAATGCTCTGCCTCTGGCGCATTAAAATCCGTGTCTTTTAGCGCCAATGCTAATCGCCGAGCATGGCCTTCAGATATACTCGCGTTTACTGTTCTTGTTCCTATCATCTGTGTATTTCCTTTCCATTTCACGCTGCAGTAGCAGCCGTTTCAGTGGCTTCACTCTCTATCAGTCCGAGTTTGCTGGCGCTATCCACATCAGACATAAACATCCGCTCGTAGTCTGCGTAGAACCGAATCTTCCCGCCAGACACAGCGTCCCTATTCTTGACAACCAGGAGGTTCGCCCGCTTACGCGCTTTCTCGTCGTCCTTCTGCGCGATAGCCAGGATCACATCTGCGACCTCGACCTTGCCGAAAGATTCAGAAACATTGGCCTCACTAATGATGGCTTTCTTGTTCAATGACGCCCTGTTAGCCTGCGTGGCGCTAATGACCGGGATGCCGTACTTGAGGGCTATACTGCGCAGGTCGTCCGCGATGTTCCGTAGCTGGTGGCGAACTTCTCCCCGTAAATCCGTCTTGCGTGGCGCAAGCCTGTCGAGATAATCCACGATTAGAATGTCAGTCCTGTGCCCGAAGTAAAACTGTTGCTGTTCCAGAACGGCCTCCAGACCGGAAACCGTTAGCGTACCCCCGGGGAAATTGATCACCCTTCCTTTCGCCCCGGTCAAATTAAAGAATGTCTGAGCACGCCGTGCAACGGCCACCTCATCCATCATCTCGTTTCGATTGGAACATGTGACCCTGCTATAAAACCTGCGGAGTACCGCACGCTCCGACAGCTCAAGCGTCACATAAAGGGCGTTCTTGCCACTGAGCATCGCGTAGTACATCGCGTTCAGCAGAAAGAAGCTCTTTCCCCTGCCGGGTGGGGCCATCGCCAGGATCAGCTCATCCGCTCCATAACCGCCCTGCAGCACTGCATCCAGCTCTTTGATGCCGGTCCGTATACGCTCCGTTGGGATGGTATGCATAAACTTGACCGCACGATCAACATCCGTCGCGTCCATTCCGTTGCTTTTCGGCGCTAACATTCTCTGTATGTCTTTAAGCTCGTTCAGCATCTCTTCCCAAGTGATCGTGCTGATCTGGTTCGCGGCCTTGAGAATGAACTTCTCGAGCATGAAGGTCTCAATGGCCTTCGTAAGTTGGACGGCAAATACATCTGGTTCAACCGTTGAGACGGCGTTGCGGATCTTGTTAACAGTCTGCAGATATTCCTTCTTGTTTTCCCTTTCGGAGTCCGGAAGGTTATCCAGAATCAACTCAAGCGTGTCAAAATCCGGCATCCGCTTGTACTTCTCCGCGAACTGCGTAACCAAGATGAATATGTTCGTCAGGACCCCGGCAACAAAAATCTCCTTCGGAATGATGTCCTTAAACCTAAAGAAGATTTCCTTATTAGATAGAAAAACATTATAGAACTTGATCCAATCCATCATTTGTCAGCCCTCCTGTAACCGCCATAACCCTGTTTTCGCAGATCATCATCGGGAAATTGAATGATGATGCTATCCGACACACGAGAACCGATGTGTTCTCCAAACATCTCTTCAATATCCTTCAGCAGGGTTTCTGCGTCGAGGTTCGTTGAGGTCACAAGAGTCTGGCCTGTGTCCCAGCGTTCGATGAGCAGATCCCGGATTATCTGGTTTTCCATAGAGTCCTTCTTGAAGACCTTCTCTGTCGCACTGAAATCATCCAGGAAGAGCCACTTATTCTTCGTGTACTCCGACAAAGCCTCCCTAATGTAAACCTTATCGCCAAACCCCGAAATGATGTCTGTGACCATCGTCATGAATGGGCTGAAAAATACCCCGCCACCGCCTGCAAAGACGGTCTTGTGCAGCATCGCCCGGTACACGCCAACCTCGAGATGGCTCTTACCGCTGCCGGGCTGACCGCACAAAGCAACTAACCGTGGGCACTTGGATATGTCCAAGAGCAACATGATCTCAGTCAGCTCTCGGACCTTGATCCAGAACTCGTCGTTGTCCTCTGTGTACGGATTCCCGAAATTGTACAGGTGCGAACCATAGTGCGCTGGTGGGATGTCCATATCCCAGTCGTTGCTCGGGATCGCCCTGAAATACTCCAGCGTCTTCTCTGCTTCCTTGCTCATGGCTTGCCCCCTTCCAGCTTGGCTGCTTCCCGCGCACGCTTCCGTTCCGCCCTGATCCTGGTTGATTCCACCAAGGGGCTTTCGTTACTTTTCTGCCTCTTGCTTAACCTATTGAAAACAGCCGCAAAGTACCGCATCGAATGGTCAGAAGTTTTGATGTGCTCTGCATCGGCCGCAAAAAACCGATCAATCCTCTCCTTTATATCTTCCGGTGTGAATCCCACCGCAATCAATTCCTCAAGCCTACGGCAATCATCTTTGGGCTTCTTGGGAACATACGGCTCGCCCTTGAGATTCCGGTATCCTGCTTGAAAATACGCAATCAAGTCCGTTATTACCGGCAACGGCTGCTTCGCAGATTTTGCCGGGATTGATACCCCTATTCCCGGTGAAACAGCAGATTCCCCCGCTACCCTATATATGGCGCCGCCAGGCGCCGCTTCGCTATATATATGAGCCTGACTTTGAGTTTGCACCTGACCTTGACTTTGACTATGACTTTGATTTTGTGCGGTAGTATCTGCGTTATCTATCTGCTCTCGAGCGGCGTGTTGAGTCGTCTCCGCAGTGGTATGAGTGGTGTGTTCTCGAGTGGCGTAACTGGCCTGCTCCTGCGTACCAGCGGCTACATTGAATGACTCCGGGTCCGGAATATCCGATGGAGCTTCGAAGTCTTTTCGGATCTTTTGGTGTTTGGGGAAGCCGGGAAACCACATATATTGCTGTTTATCACCGAATATCTTGATGAGGCCACAAGCCGCCATCTGCCGGAGACAATCAGCAATGATCTCAACGGTGAACTCTTTTACAAACGGAACAACCGTGCCTTTAATTATCACAGGGTTTGATCGCATCCTGCCCTCGCAATCAAGATGCGGTATGGTCCAGGTAAACAAGAGCTGCGCCTGTACAGACATCCCTGCCACTTCCTCGTCACTACTAATCTTCTTGGATAACATCCGTCCCTTTGCCATGAACTTCTCCTCGTTTTAGTTTTCCTTTTAGACCCGTTATGGGAGCAACCACCAGCATCAACTCGAAAAACGAGGGCGGGCTGATGCTCGTACACAAACCCGCCCCCGCTGTTTCGTTCATCCGGCCAGGACAACAAATTTGTTCTGGTCGCAAAATGGACAAAACGCCGTGAACGCCTCGTCCTTGGCGGCACCATCCGGAACAACATGGTTGGCATGATCGCCGGGAATGTACGATGTCCGATCGCATTCCATACACTTAACCTTGACTGATTGGTTCATTTGGAATCACCCCCTCCATTGTTTTGCTGTTATTTGTAATCAAAGACAGATCCCTGTTAAAAAGTCTTTCCTAAAGTCTCACCAGAGGTGAGACTTGTTTGCAAAAAAAGACTACCTAAATCCACGGACAAACCTAACAATCGTGGAACTAGATAATTTTATAAAATCGCGCCGCTTGGAATTGGCAGCAGCGGTGTTCCTGCAAGACTCCGCGCTCTTTGATCTTCATCTCTATAGAAGTCGTCAGCTATTCGAATAATTTTCCTCATACTGTAAACTCGTGAAGCCACTTCGTATAAAATTGAAAGATATTCTTGAGTCTTTCTCCAGAGCACATTAGCAGTATCATTATCACTCATTCCTTGTAAGGTCACTTTATCAAGACCCGGTGACAACTGCTCTATCAGACTAATAATCTCACTCCTAAGCTGAAACATATGTACAACTCTTTTATTAGTGAACCCCACGGCCTTCAAAGCCATGACAACTTTGGTCCTACTCAATGCTTCATGGTCAAAATAACGAAATCCAGACTTGCGTTTAGTTGGATCTATTATTGGATCCATATCTCTTAACATCTTCTGGGTCAGGTCTTTGAATCCCAATTTATTAAAGTATTCTATAGTCTCCGAAATGTTCGGGCCATCCTGCCCCCACGGCTTAACAATGTCATCGTCGGAGAAATAAGTTAAGTTCTTTTGTAGAATTTTTCGTTTATTCATATGGTCACATCCATCCTCATCTAATGTCTGATGTGAAGTTTAACCTGAAGTAAGTTGATTGTCAAGAAAAAAGGAACGGGAACCATGCCCGCCTTTCCCGGCCGACAGATTGACCGCCCCAAATAACCCTACCCTGTAAAACCACCCCATTTCACCCTATGTATTCCCGATCCAGAAATACGAACACATATTTGATTTCTATTTTGCAATCCACTTCTTAACCAAGTTGTCTGCTTCTTTCTCCTGTCTTAACACTTCCTGGCGCATCTTGGCTTCATCGAAATCAAACAAACATTTATGTTTTAAGATGTGGTGCGCCACTTCATGCAATAGATCTTGCTTAATCCCTGCTTCGCCCTGCTTCAATAACTCATTAGAAATAAAAATTATCGCCTTCTTGCCTTTCAACTGAACAGTGTCAAGCGGAAGACATACGGCCTTTATCAAAGATGCCGATATGAAATACACTTCACTCGCAATCTTGTCGACCAATTCCTTATCAAGAACAGCCAGGGCATCTGAAAGAATTTCCTCTTCCTCATCGCTGATTTCATTCAAACCAGCGAGAGCATACCTGACTTGTTCAGCTGTATACCGCTTTTTAATCTTCATAGATATGCCAAATCATTCTTGGTTCCGACCAGGTCATCCCCTTGAAGTCGCCCTGTTCAAAAGCCTTAACAGGTAATTCACGAACATAATGATCTCTGCTGCCTCCAGCGGATCGCCATAATTCACATCCCGATGACTCAACGGATTCTTAACCCATCCAACGACGCCAGCGAACAAATCCGCCACCCCCTGCTGCTCGGAAGCCTTATCACTCACCTTCAATCGACCGGAATCATGATTGAACGCCAACCTCATCAAATCAACACCGACCTTATCATTCGACAACTTGGATTGATCCCGGACCCGAACTTCAAGTTCTTTGACGGCCTGGAAGATCGCAGTGTCATAGTCCCCACGGCGGTAGAGAGGCAAAACCTTTTCAGCCAAGACAGGCTCAAGCCCTTCACTCGGCAAGAACAAACTTCTTCTATACTTCTCGAAGTCTCCATCCTTGCACAGAGCAAGACCCTTTTTGGTAACATACGACCAAGACCGCGCAGAATTGCTATTGGGCTGGGGTGCTAACATCCCCTCACGCTCTAACCATACCCAAGCCTCAACCAACAACTTCCCGACGGCCTCCTGTTGAACAGAATCCCTTGTATAGCTCTCAAAATTTCCATTCAATGTATAGTTGTACCAATTCAAACCATTACGGCCTGACGGGTGCGAGCTCAAAGCACACAAATGCTTCAACAGAAACTGGGCCGCAATCTCCGGCTCAAGATTCAAAAGTACTTCAACAGCTGGATAGAAATCATTCAAACTCATACTTGCTCCGAGATCTTCCACCAGAAACATACTGCTCGGCCGTTGATTCGTCCATCTTCAATGACCAACCGTACCTGCGCACAAACAGCGAACGATTCGATTCATGCTTCTATCCAAGGAATGTTTTATGCTGTACTCCCAAATCCGTATTACCTTCCAGCCGATCTTTTTCAATTCTCGATTAACTTGCCGGTCCCGATCTTTATTCCGCGCAATCTTCTGATCCCAATAACTGCAATTTGACTTTGGCATAATGCACCGCATTGGATGCCCGTGCCAAAAATCTGAATCAACAAAGACCGCGACCCTTTTTCTTCTGAAAACAAAATCCGGCTTTCCGGTTATCGACTTAACATTCCTCGCAAAGTATATCTTTCGCTTCCGCAGCTCCTTCGCAACCGCCTCTTCCGGGGCTGTCTTGGCAGAGCGGATATTCTGCATATTCTTGCGCCGCTGCGCACGAGTCAGATTATCCATAGCCGGCCTCAATCCGCTTTATAGAAATTCTTCCCTTCCGGCAGCTTGATGTTCGGTATCCACAACGGCAATCCATCCCATCCTTTTTCCTGCTCGCCGTTCACCCTATAAAGGGTAAGCACCGGATAATTCGGAATTGCATCTCCCAGCGACCGATCAACCGGCGACAACAATGTCCCCGTCCCTTTAGATATGCTGCGGTCTCTTCTAACGATCAGCACTGCCTTATTCTCAACGGGACTAGCTTTCAAAGCCTTGATGCAGTTAATAAATCCCGTGTTCGACCAATCCGTCTTTGACTCGCTCTCGAAATTTTCTAAAAGGGACATAACACCGTTTAATGTGATCTCGTGTACCCCTTCCCCGCTGTACTGGACCAGCATTCCATCGACCTCTTTGACATGCTTTCTTTTCGGAGAATTTGGGAAATAATTAACTCCGCCTACAACAACATCCAAAGTCTCACTATTAACGACATTCGCTCTTGTCGGCTTAATCCCGGGCGGATAAAGAAGACTAATTCCGTCCGTGCTCGTTCCGGTTATTTGACCCAAAAGCGCGCGGTTCCCGCTATTCAATTCCACGAAAAGCTTCAGTAACGACGGCGGAAGATAAAGGCGCATCAAATCACGATCTCTGTCATAACCGAACATACGACAATGCTGCCAGAAAGTGTCCGCTTGAGGCAATTTTGCGGTCCGGCAGTAATACACCGTTTGAAGAACAGGAAAAGTTACCCCGCGCCCCAGGCTATTGCCGCCGACAATAATGTTCATTCCCTTGGAACAATCAATCACATTGCTCCCCCGGGAGTTCATTACAAATATCCGGACCTGTTCTTCCTGGAGAACCTTCTTCAAGAAAGAATGAATCCGGTCGAAGTCAATAAGATCAGACTTCGATTTCTTCAGATCATCCCAAGACTCCTTGAGGTAATCCCCCATCTTATCTTCGGCAATAGCCTCAAGCATTTCATTAAGGTATTCGCCCAGCCTCCGGGCCACGCGATTATGGTCCGCGATCCTCACACTCGGATGAACAAGAAAGTTACAGACCGCCTTGCTCTTTGATAACAGCATATGCGCTCCTGTCACCAAAAACGCCGAAAGCGATAACCGGAAGCCTTCAGATATGCGCCCATCTTCTTTCTTCAACTCATCCAGCTCATTTTCCGGTGTTAAACGAATGCACGGCGAAGGCGGATCAGAATAGAAGTAATCACCCCCAAGGTAACCAGCACCCGGCGGGAAATAGTAAACAAACTCCGGCTTCCAGCCAGAGGCCAGTGTCTGCAGAAACAAGGCCTGCGGAGTAGCCGTTACCTGAAGATACATGCTGCTATTAGCAAGCATCTTCATCCCATCAAGATGCCGGTTTATCGTACTTTGCTGTTTCTGGTTGACCTTGGTATTAAGACTCGCCGCATCACCCTCGTCATCGACGATAAACAAAGGACGGCCCTCTAGGCACTTTGAAGCAGACAAGTTGTCTTTCCAGCGCTTCAAAACCCGGTTGTTCTTCTTAATAACGATCATAATCGGCTTACGCGCCTTCTTCGCCTCGGAGAACTTCAGCTCTTCGTCCTCCCCGCAGACCACAAAAGTGTCTAATGCCTGTAAAGCCCGCTTTAGAGTCTGCTCGTGAAGAAAGACATTGTCCGTCGTCAGGAAGACAAAGATCGAAAAACCTTCATCGGCTGCTGCTGAAACAATGCCGAAGACATGGCTCGTTTTACCGCTCTGCACATTGCCTAACAGAAGGCCGGTGAAATGGTCCCGGAAAGAGAAATTCTTGATATGCTTGGGAATTAACGAATCGATCGTGGTCTTTATGGCAGGCGTTATGCCGGGAGAGAGTGCTTCGACATTCTTTAAGTAACTTTCTAAATGAGAGCCCATTTACACCCCGAAGTCTAATATCCACACTGCGGGGTCAGAAGTGGCAATGAGTTCAAAATTGTCTCTGCCGTAACGCTTCAAAGTATCTGCCGTTACCGGCTCGCCTATCTTCAAAGCACCGTTGTTTTCGAGACGGCCTTTAATCCAGCGGCCAAGTATCTTGAGGTCGCCGACAGAACGAAAATTCTTACTGTAGTCCCCGCTAATCTTACAGTTGAACTTCCATCCATCATCAGTATAAACGGTTATGATGCTCTCCTTTTCAGGATAACCTGCCTTGGGATATTCAGGCTGGTCCGTGATCTCTTTTGGAACAATAAGCTCAACCTCGTACCAATGCCTTGGTTTAACAAACCCTTTTTGGTTCTCCCGGCCTTTCCCAAAGAAAGCATTCAGATTGCTCTGCGGAGCCTCTTCAGCACCTTTTATCGGAATCTTAAAAGACAGCGGTCTTCGATCAGCAAAAACAATCTCATGGTCCTCGCGCGATGGTCTCTCGACGCCTTCGTGATCCTCTAAAAGAGTATTTGCCCCCTCAATAATCTTCGGATTAAAGGTCTCCAGCGGAACGCTGGCATCCGATGAAAGCCTCGTTATAAAACTGTCAATTTCATTAACTATTCCGGCCTCATTAACAAAGAAATCAGCCTCATAGTTATTCTGGTTATCCAGAACACTACTCATATTCGAAGAACCCAGCAAACCCGCAAATGCGGCCTGCTGCTTTAAGAAGCTGTACATCTTGCCATGGAACTTAAAGGCATTTACAACTTTAACCCCGCCGATCTTATTGCCGCGCAGATAATCATTAAGATATCTCGCCGCATCAAACTGCGACTGGGTGAACCCTTCAAAACCGTGCATGCCTATCACTAACTCTACATACGACTTCTTATTAACTTCAACGATCTTTTTGAGCTCAGCGAGCGCATCTGTGGATACATATCCGGAGGCTATCTTGATCCCATCGGCATCCTGAAGCAGGTCTTCAAAACAGGAAACTGTGCTTCTCTTGGAAAAGCGGACCGGCGGCATGTTTGACAAAAGAAGTTCCATTAGACAGCCTCCGCCACCAGTGCCTGTTCATCGACGATATACTCCATGCGCTTCTTGACCGGGATATTCTTAAACTTTTGATAAGTGATATTCAGGTCGACCGGATCATACTTCCCGTGAAAAAGAGGCTTCAATGCCTTGGCCAGCTCAGCAACCCCCTGCGGAGGAACGGCGTTGCCAATCTGCCTTCTGACTTCGGCAACAGACCCCAGAAATTCGAAATCATCCGGGAAAGACTGCAGCCGTGCGCGCTCACGGTTCGTCAACGGCCGGAGTTCAGGATAATGATAACCCCATGTTCCGCCCCCACCCGCCGCGATAATCGTCTTTGCCGGTTCTCCTCTGTGAATTCTACGATAAACATGACTAATCATGCCCTTAACATAATACGGGCTATCCACGGGAACATTAGTAAAGTTACCGCCCTCGGGGATCAGCTTGAGCATGTTAACCGTCTTGGGCGAAATCTTCATCTTTTCATTATTGAATTTAATCTTTTCCGCACCTTTTATAGCCATACCTGCCGTTACATAAGGATGCGTCCCCTTTGCGCCGTGTGTAGGCTTGGGATGATAGAAATCAAATCCCGTATCAATACGAATACCGACAATCAAGACCCTCTCCCTAAACTGCGGGGCCCCGTAATCAGCAAAATTGTACAACTTGGGTTTTACAACATACCCCGGCAAGATGCTTTCAAAATCAGTAACAATCTGCTCGATCGCCCTGCCGTTATTCGCAGTCAAAAGACCTTTCACATTTTCAGCAACAAATGCCTTCGGCTTCTTGGCAGCCACGAACCTCAAGAAACTTTTATAGAGGTTCCCTCGGTCACCGTTAAGCCCAGGTCTTTTCCATATCATGGAAAAATCCTGGCAAGGGAATCCCCCCAAAATCAAGTCACAGGCAGGAATTGACTTGTCCTTAAATGGATCTACTTTCTCAATGTCCTTACAGACCATCGCCTCGCCAAGATTGTGCGTGTAGGTCTTCGCTGCCCATTCGTTGAAATCATTGGCCCAAACAACATCATACCCCTGCTGATGAAAGCCCAGGTCCAGGCCGCCACACCCTGCAAATAATGAAATCACTTTTGGCGCGGTAACTGAACCCGCGATCTTATTTCTTCCCATGAATATCCCTCCGTCTTTTGATGATATTATAGACAGAAATAAACTTATTGGCCGCTGTTTTCTTCCATTAGTTTTATTACAGCTATAAATAAAATAACCTTCGCCGGGAAACACAGTTTTCCCAACGAAGGTTTTCCTTTTTTAGAGTCCGGGTTCCCCCTTCAACGCGGGACTAAATCCAATATCTGATTATTTTATACTCTTCGCATTGCGGCAAATCAAGATTTATTTGGACTAAACGACCGGCTATTTGCGGTTGGCGTACCGCAGATAATACCCTGACTTTGATCGTACCTTGCTGTCCTTACGACCCTTCGGACGACCAAACACCTTCCCTTGTGCCCTGGCCCTTTCCAGCCCGAGCATCGTGCGTTCCCGGATAACCGCGCGCTCGAACTCGGCCAGTGCAGATAACAGGTGGAACATCAACCGCCCCGACGATGTTGACAGGTCGATATTGTCTTTCAGGGATATGAATGGGATCTCCTTATCGACCAGTTCCTGGACCTCGAGGATCATCTCGCTCAAGCTTCTGGCCCAACGATCAAGCCGCCAGACCAAGACGCCATCATATTCCTTCTTCCGCAGCCGATTCAACAGCCCCGCCTTGATCGGTCTTGTGTTCCGGGTTGATTCTGTTTCTTCGAACACTTCATAATCAAGCCCCATCCGTTGGGCATACGCCACCAACTCTAGTCGCTGATTCTCCGGATGCTGATCCCTGGTCGATACCCGGCAATATATCGCAATCTTCTTCATCATCAATCCTCGCTTGGCAGGAACAGCACGCCGTCCTGCAGGTAAAGGGTGAACGGCAGGAGGTGTACCGGGAAATCCGAATACATGATCTCCTGGCTAACAAGGACGCCGTCGTCCCTGTCCTTGCAGACCGCAGAATACAACCCGCCCTCAATCTTCAGGGTCCAGTACTGCCGCGAGTCGCACAAGGGCTGATAGGAAGCAATTAAATCAACCAACCAATACGCACAGACCTGCTCCGCCAAAAACTGGACGCCGTCCGTGTACACGATCTTTCTGCTCCAGTGCCGGAAGTACTGCGTGGTCCCGGTGAACTGCGCCAAATCCGTTTCTGTGATCTGCCTTGATTCCATTCTTCCCCGCTTTCCTTTTCACCAGTCGATTAAAGTAACCATAATTCGCCCGGCATAGTCGCAGCCCGCCGTTATAACGCACCGCCCCATATTGCCGATCATAATCACATCGCCCCGGACCTTCTTGGGGAGCAAGGCAAAGAACTCCGTGGGCCGCGCGGAGTAGTTCCCGCCAACCTTCCTGAACCGCACATACTTGCGAAGCAGGGCAAGATCCAGATCGCCGGCCCTGAACAATTCGTCCTGGGACAATTCCAGGTCACCGCCAACATCAAAGCTGCCATCGCGGTTCCGAGTAACATCCGGCCGGGACTCAAAGGCGAGGACCCACTGCTTGAGGATATCTTCATCCCTGAGCTTGAGACTCGCCGCTGATGCTGGCTTAAACGCGGTCTTTGGCAC